CTCGCGGCAAGGGGTGGCGAGAGCCTCGACGTGCGTCACCCTATACCGGGCTCGCCCGGACAAAAGCGAGAGTTCAGCCTTCGCCACACCGGGCTCGCCCGGGTAACAGCGAGAGGGTTGACCACCGGGCTCGCCCGGAGAAAAGCGAGAGTGCCCAACGGACTGCCCGCATACCAAGTTGGGACGGATAGGCTCGCGGCAAGGGGTGGCGAGAGCCTCGACGTGCGTCACCCTATACCGGGCTCGCCCGGACAAAAGCGAGAGTTCAGCCTTCGCCACACCGGGCTCGCCCGGGTAACAGCGAGAGCCATTACCGGTAAATACTACAGGTAAGTACGTTTCGGATAGGGAAGCGTATGTGACAACACCGGGCTCGCCCGGATAACAGCGAGAGCGAGGGACATAGGGCCAAACAAATGACTGCTTCGGTCAGAAGCTTTGAGGCTAAACCAGCGGTCCGCGAGCGCGTCCCTCTTCTCGTTGGGCTGATGGGGCCGAGCGGTTCAGGCAAGACGTTCTCGGCGCTGCGGCTCGCGACTGGCATTCAGGCCATTACTGGCGGCGACATCTATTTCATCGACACCGAGGCGCGGCGCGCGCTGCACTACGCCGACATGTTCAAGTTTCGCCATGTGCAGTTCGATCCGCCTCACGGCTCGCTGGATTATCTCGCCGCCATTGAGCAGAGCTTCGCTGCCGGTGCCCGCATCATTGTTGTCGACTCCATGAGCCACGAGCACAGTGGCGTCGGCGGCATGATCGAGTATCAGGAGCGAGAACTCGACCGTCTCGGGGGCGACGACCCTGCCAAGCGCGAGCGGGTGAAAATGCTCGCATGGCAGCGGCCGAAAGCCGCACGGCGGCGGCTGATCGAGCGCATCTTGCAGGTCAACGCCAACTTCGTGTTTTGCTTCCGCGCCAAGGATACTGTGAAACCGGTCAAAATCGGCGGCAAGACAGAGATCGTGCCGCAAGGGTTTATGCCAATTGCCGGCGACGAGTTTTTGTTCGAGCAAACCGTCAACATTTTGCTGCTGCCGAAATCCGGTGGGGTGCCGACGTGGCAGAGCGAGAACGTCGGTGAAAAATTAATGATGAAGCTACCGCAGCAGTTCATCTCGATTTTCGCCGACGCCAAACCACTCGACGAGGCGACCGGCCGTGCGCTCGCAGAGTGGGCGAGCGGCGGTGCCGCTAAGGGCCGTTCGGATGGAGCAACATCCGGGGAACTGGCGAGGGCGACTGTCAGCGCCCACGGCCCGCAGCGCCCCGCGTCCCCCCCGGCACCTCGTCCTCCCGGTGCGGGTGACGCGGGGTCGCCGCCCGCGGTCGACGTCGAGCGGTTGGACAAGGCGTTGGCCGAGGCGGCGACGCACGGCATCGAGGCCCTCACCACAGCCTGGCGTGCGCTGTCGAGAGCCGAGCAGAAGGTGTGCGAGGCGGCGAAGGACAGACGCCACAAACCCGCGGCACTGGCCGCTGACAAGGAGGCATCGCATGTCGCTCGGGACGGATAGAGTGCAACTTGATCCAGATCACCCCTGGCCAGCGATCGACAGGTTCAGGCAGCTTGCAGCCGAATTTATCGACGACTGCAACAGGCGCAAGAACAGCTGGGTCAACTCCGAGACCGGTCCTGAGCAAGTCCGGCTGTATGAACTGGCCATGACCGATGTCGAAAATGCCGTCATGTGGGTCGTCAAAGCCGAGGTCCTGGGCTCCTATGGGCCGGGCAAGGCTTTCCGCCCGTGACTGGTCCTCCTGCAGAGGGTCAACCCACCTGGCTCGCCAGGAAAACAGCGAGAGATCGCCATGAGGTGACGTCATGACCCAGCGGTTCTCCGTCACCGATATCAACTCCACGGCGGAGCAGCGGCTCGCCCAACGGCTGCTCGACAACATCCGGCCGGTGCTGGCGGGTAGGCCGCCCAAGGTCCAGGGCGCCGTGCTCATCCGGCTGGTCGCCGAATGGCTTCGCAATGTTCCAGCCGAGGAGCGGGAGGACGCCTACGACTTGTTGTTTCCCGATGCCGGCGAGGACGAGGCGTCGGGCGGTTGAATATGTCCAAGTAATGCCGTATGTCGCCGGGAGTAAGTGTCATGCGTGTCCCTGAAAACGTCACCCCAGATACGATGCTGAGACTGGAAGCTGCTGCTGCGCTCGCCTTTCCGGAGGGCGGGGTGTCGATCGCTGCGCTGCGGCGAGAGGCAGCAGCGGGGCGGCTAGCGATCTACAGGGTTGCGAACAAGGACTTCACCACGCTCGCCAACATCGAGGAAATGAAGAGGCTATGCCGCGTCCCAGCAAAGGCCCAAGACTCCAGATCCAAAAAGCCAGCGACCGCCAGCGGCTCTGGATCATCCGCGATGGCCAAAGAACCCTCGGCACTGGATGCCTTGAAGGCGACCGTGCGGGCGCTGAAAGAAAACTTGCCGAATACATCACCAGCAAGCACAACCCCAAAGCCAGCCGCGGGGACGGTGATCCCAATGCGATCAAAATAGCTGACGCATTGTCGGTCTATGCGGTCGAAAAGATTGCTCATGGCGCACGGCCGAAGGCCGGCCTTGCGATGGTTGAGAACCTCGCAAACTTTTTCGGCAACCGCGTCATTGGCGACCTCAACGGGGCATTGCAGCGCGAGTTCGCGAAGCAACGTGGATCGCAAAGCGCGGCCCGGCGCGAACTGGAGACCCTGGCGGCGGCGGTCAACTACCACGTCAAGGACATGGTGGGCGGGACACAGATGGTGTTTCGCCCGACCCTGCCGGATGCGCCAGCGGCGCGCGAGCGGTGGCTGACCCGCAGCGAAGCCGCGCGACTGATCTGGGCGGCGTGGCGCAAACGCGAAGTGCGCAGCGGCAAAGAGAATGGACGTTGCACGTCCCAGCACGTCGCCCGGTTCATCTTGGTCGGCCTGTACACCGGGACGCGGGCGGGGGCGATCTGCGGCGCCTCATTAATCCCGACCGTGGGCCGCGGCTACGCCAACCTGGAGACTGGGCAGTTCCGACGGCTGGCGTACGGGAAGAAGGAGAGTAACAAGCGCCAACCGACCATCGACCTGCCGCCGCGGCTGCTGGCCCATATTCGGCGCTGGCAGCGGCTTGGAATTTCGACCAAGGCTGTGGTCGAGTTCAATGGTGCGCCGGTCGTTCGCATCAAGGCGGGGTGGGATGCTGTTGTCGAGGAGGCAGGGCTTAAGACCGACATCCCGCAGGACAAGGTGATCCCGCATACCTTGCGCCATACCGCAATCAGTTGGTTCCTGCGCTCCGGCGTGCCGCCGCATCAGGTGTCAGACTACTGTGGGGTGTCGGTGCAGATCATCAACAAGGTCTACAAGCACCACATCCCCGGCGGCTTCGACAACGTCCTGGCAGCATCGAGCCGGCTGGGGCGGTAGGCCGTGGGGCGAACTGGTACGTTACCGAGAGTTGGAGCGGATGTACCAGTTATGTACCAGATATATCAGAAACGGCCGTGAACAAAGCGCGACTGGACGCTCCAAAAAACCAGCAAAATCAACAATCGGTGCGGGACAGTTCACGTTTACACCGAGATACCCTGGCTGCATAAGCCTCTAAAACTAAAGGATTTTTCTTCTCATGACCCCCCGCCGTACCAGATACCGTACCAGAAACCCCGGGCGGCTAGCTCAGCGGTAGAGCGCCTGCTTTACACGCAGGATGTCGGCGGTTCGATCCCGTCGCCGCCCACCACGCCGTAACCATTGCTGAAGTTTGGGATGAGGCGGCCCGGCGCCGTTGGAAGCAACGCCGGGCCTATCACCGGGGCAGGCCCAAAGACCACAAAGGAAATCTCTGGGACCGACACTCCGATGAATCTCTGGCTGTGCCGCCCTAGAATTCCGGGCCGGCTGTCTGCTATATAGCACCAACGCAGTTGGAAGCTGCGTCCCAACACAAAGGACTCCCCATGACCGATGACCAGACACCAAGGCTCGTTTCCGAACAAAACGAACACGAGATCAAAAGAGAGAGGGCGCGGGGTGACCTACAATTCGCCATCCGCACTTTCGTTGCCAACTTGCTGCGCGTTGTTGCCGGTGCTGGAAGCCGCTTTACGCTTGATCAAGAGCTCGTAGATGCGGCTACGGCATTTTGGAAGTTGCATGAGATGGGGGACCCGTATTTTGCACGAGACGCAATCCTAGGTGCGCTGCTCCACATGGGCCTCGACAAGATCGAGAGCCTCGACAAGATCGAGAGGATGACCGAACAGGAGAAGGATGCTTTCTACAGTAACGGGACGGCCACTAAACAAAACGCCGTGGATGCGATCGTAACAGCAGCGCTGAGGCTTCTAGCCGCGAAGATGCTTGGGCAGCATCTACAACTAATTAAAAGCGAAAAAGATCTCGTGGCTGGCATCCGCAGCTACACCGAGGGTGAAGAGAAATTTGTAGCTTGGTGTGGCGCTAAGAACCGCCAGCCAAATCCGTGGCATGGGGCTCGCTTCGTACTACCCAAGAGGCGGAAGCGTTCAGTTACAGAGGGGCCGCGCAAATGACCGACAGCGACTCCCTGTTCCTGGCGTGGATCGATCTCGTGTGGCCTGGATTGCCGCGCACCAGCGACCGGTTCAGGTTGGCGAGGGAGGCCTTCCTGGCAGGCAGGGAGGTCCAAATCGCTCCGGAGGGCTTCCAGGCATCCTTGGAGGAAGAACGGCGAAAGGCGACCGCCGAGTTCAAGGCGCTAAAGCGCTGACGGTCCCAAAAACCAAATTTTTGGCCCAAGGCAACAAGCCCTGGGACGGGGCATGCGCTACCTTGGGCCATCAACCGGAAAACAAATCATGTGGCGCTACGATCTTCTGTGTTATGCGGCCGCTACGGTGGCAGCGTGCTTGGTTGCCGCCCTGCTTCAAAATGACTTGGCGCTTCCAGCGGCCGGTATTGTGTTTTGGGTGGTCTTTTTCGCCTGCGGCGGGCGGCTCAATCGCAAGGCCCCAGGTTAGCTCCGCGGCTTCACGGGCTTCTCGCTCTTGTCGCCCGACGTCTTGGCCATCTCCCCGCCGGGCGACTTCTTCTCGTAGTCCGTTCGTTCGATGTCGGTCCGGAAGGGGTCTTGCGCCTTCATAAACCGGCTCCTCGACGTGATCGCCTCGCCGCCCTTGGCGAACGTGGCGGGGGTGGGGGCCTTACCCTTCGTGTAGGGGGTATTCATTTCTTCGGTCCTTTCTTTCTGGCTGGCAACTTGCCACCCTTGTCGGCCTCGATGAACTCCTTCCCGACTTTCTTCGGGATGCCGAGGGTACTCTTGCCGGCCTTTGCGGCTCCCATAGCGCGACGTTGTGCTTCACTGACTGGCGGCACGGACGCCTCCCTTCGCTTCGAAGAAATCACAGACTCCGCTTGGCCGGATTGGTCGGGCGACCAGCGAGCAGCTGGCCTCGCCGGGCGTCTTGCCGGCGGTGAACATGCTGCAGGTTCCGCAGCGCCTGCGCTCGGTCGTGCTGGCCCGATAGTTCGCGGCCTGGTGGGACATCAGCTTTTTCATGCGGCCGGCCGCTTTCTCGTCCGCTCAAAGAACTCATTCCCGCGCCGGGCTGTTTCGATCATCTGCAGATACGTCGTATCGATGATTTCTCGCTTCCTCTGCGGCGTCAGTTGCTTGTCCTCATAGACCTCTTGGACCTTTTTGCTCAGGCGGCCAATCTGCTTGTGAATGCTCTCTGCTGGGCTCTCTTGCTCTATGGAGGCGTCAGCCTGGCCGTGTTTCCGCAGGTAGCTTGAGGTCGTTTTTGCCTGCTTGCGTTCAGCGTAGGTGTCGTAGAAATCCTCAATAGATTGCGCGCCGGAACTGGGGAACCTGGCGGCAAATGCCCTGAGGCCGTATGTGTCAGCTGCCGCCGAAGCTGGTTTTGCCGGGGTTCCGCTGGGTGCGATAAGCTTGTCCATGGCGTCAACGACGTACCCCCCGAGCCCGCCGGTATATTGCTTGATGTAATTGTCGATGACGATTGGGGATGCAAACGAGGTCTTCGGATTGAAGCTTGAGATGATGCTCCCGAGCGTCTTCGCCACCTCGCTGGTCTGCGGCGTGAATTGATACTTCGGCGCCACGCCCTCGAGAGATTTTGGCACCAGCGGCCGGTCGAGGAACGTCGAGCGGTTGGCAAATTGCTCGATGACAGGGGTTGCGGCCTGGGGCAGGAAGTTTGGCAACAGCGCTTGCTGGACCGACTTGTGGAGATCCTTGAACGGATGCGGGTTCGTGCCATAGAACGCGTTCAACGCTCGCTCCGGCACCGAACCAAACAGCACGCCGAGTTCGAACGGTTTCGGAATTCGGTAGATCGTCCCGTCGTTGCGCTGCCACTGACCGTTAGGCAGTTGACGCTTGAATGCCGTGCCGACCTTGCTTGCATCCTCCGCCGACATGCCAACCCAGTGATCGGTGGGGACGATCCAGAACAGGTCCTTCTGCCACTGCGGCAATTCCTGGTAGCGCTGGTCGTCCTTGTTGGCGAGCCAGAACAGCACCGACGGCGCGGTAATGGAAGCCGCAACCTTGGTCAGGAAGGTCCCCGGGTTGTCGCGGAAGGCGCGGGCGGCGCGATCGACACCTTCGACCTGGGCGTTGAAGAACGGGATGATGGCGTTGAGCGCTCGGGTCTTGGCTCCGGTGCGGGCAAAATCCAGCGTGACCTCACGCGATGCGAACGCTGCCTCTTTCGGCGATGCCCCGCTCTCGATGCCGCGCCTGAACTCACCCAGGCGCGTGGCGTTCTCCATCAATTCGGACACGGTCCGCAAGGCTTCGATCGGCGACTTAATGACGTTCTGGACCCGCCCGGCGAAGTCATTTGCATCAAGGCCGATGAGCCTGCGGTCAAGCGACACCAGGGTGGCATTGGCGCCGCCCGCCTTAAGCCATGACTGATAGATGTTGTCCTTGCGCAAAATATTGCCGACGGCGCGCACCATGTCGTAGACGGGGACATAGCCGTATTTTGAGAATGCGTATGCTGAGAACTGATCGCGGATTGGGTTGCGGGCGATGAACTCTGGCGACAATGTCGCCCCCGCTCGTAGCAACTGGGCTGGTTTTGCCAGAATGCGGGTCAGCATGTTCATGCCTTCGCGATCCATGGCATTGACCGCCTTGGCCAGTGTCGGATCAGCAACCTTGTAGACAAGTGATTTGCCGTCACGGAAAAGCCGGATCTCGTCGGCGCTCGGCCGGAAGGCGTTTGGCCGGAACACCGTCATAGCATCCGTTATCGACGTCGGAACGCCATGTTGCTGCATGAAGCGGTTGATCTCTTCCGGTGACACCGTGGTTGGATGCACGTCCCGGACGCGCTGCATGAACGTCTTGCCCTGCGGATGGGTGGCCGCCAGATCTTCTAGCGCCTGCATGGTAAGGTTTCGCTCAGCCAGAGCGGTGAATGCATAGGTGTTCTTGATGATCGAGTCGATCGGGTCGAGGATCTCACGCCCAGATCCCTTTATGCCCCTAACCGGATCCTTGACTTGCAAGCCGCCCCCGACGCCGAGTTGCTGGCCAAGTTCGCTGTTGGGGTCCATCATGCGATAATACGGCACGTACTCCTTATTGAGCTGCCGCATCTTCAGCACGTCGGCCGCGCTCAAGATGCCGGACTTCTGCAGGTTATCGAGCACACGGTCCTGGTAGGCCACCAGTTCACGAAACACCGGCTCGTAGTTCTTCGCACCGGCGGCAACCACAGTGTTGGCTTCCGGCAGCGGGACGCCGGTCTTGACTCCGCGCCCTTCGAGTTCGATAGCCCGTTTGGCGATGGCGTACGCTTTGAAGCCGTCCACGTTGTCTTTGACCGGCTCGAGCACCTGCTGCAGCGCCTTGCCGTTCGTCGTCCCGGTCTTGATGTCGAACGTCCCATACTTCAGTTGCTGCTCGACCCGGCCCCAGTTTCCGCGGGTCAACCGCGCAAGGACATTGGGATCTTCCTCGGCGGAGAGCGGACGGCCTTGCGCCAGTCGTTTGGTGACTTGCTCGAGCGGATCGAGGTCGTTCTTGGCTGCGGTGTAGATCGCGCGCCACGCTGTCTTGGCCTCGGCCCAGTTGGTGGGGATGCGACTGAGCAAGGAAGGCTTCGGTGCCGCCACCCGCCCGAACACGGCGGCTTGAGCGGCCGCGACATTGCCTGGCTGGGGCCCCCCACCACCGCCCGCACCCGCAGCCCCACCAGCAGGAGGAACCGGCGGTACCGGCGGCTTCCCTGCGCCGCCGCCTGCCCCGCCAGCGATTGGTTCGCTGCTGATCGTGTCGTCTCGCGCACGTTCGGCCGCAGCTGTGCGGGCCTTCAGCGCCTCGTCGACCGTCTGCCCCGGCGCGCGCTGCTCGATGGCCTCTCGCGCGGTTGGTGGTGCTTCCTTGGCGGCCGGTGCGGCCTTACGCAATCCGGCTAGCTCGCCTTCCGACATCTTGCGCAGTTTGACGTTCTTGTCCGCGTCGAAATAGACGACAACCTTATGTTCCGGCGTTTTGGTACGCAGCCCGCCACGGTGGCTCATGCCGTGGTAGCCCTGGGCACTCAGGTAATCCATCAGAGGATGGAACAGGCCTTCCTGAACTTCATCGGCTGGCACATGCCCGCCAGCGGCCTCACGCGCTTCGTCAAAGAATTCGCGCAGATTTTTTGGCTTACCGGCAAGGGCGTCTTCGGCAACACCGCCGACATCGCCAGCGTACCGATCATTAATGACCTCATCGATCTTCCCCCGCAATTCCGGGGAGATTGGCGCTTCCATATCGTAAATCTTGACATCCCGCGTCGGTTTGCCGTCCCGCAGCGGAATAACTTCATAAATACTTGGCGCTTTGGCATTGCGTTTGTTGGCGTAGCCATGGGCAGCATCGAGTGCATCGGTCGTGTAGAGCGAATGCGTCCCGTAGTAGGACCCAGAACTCCCGTAGTGGCCTTCGGCCAGCGCGACCTCGCTTGGCGCACCATGAAACTGCAAGCCTTGCCCGCGCGTATCATGATAACCGCCCCTGAGCGCGGCAGCAGATGGCGCGACGGCCTCGCGGGTGGTTGGCGGCGGCAGTGCTTCCTTGGCGGCGAGATATCTCTGGTACCGCGCTTCCGAAGTTGGGTTGCTATCGCCCCTCTCGTATATTTGCGCCCTGACCTGTTCGTCGGACATGCCGGTGGCGCGCGCGTGCTCGGCCGTTGCTTCGGGGCCTTTTGCCAGAGCCTCGATGAATGCCTGTTCCTGAACGGCTTTGGGGTTAGGCGCCTCGACTGCGGGACGGGGGGCAGCTTCAGGCGACGGCGAACGCAACGTTTCGTCAGGCGCTCGCGTAGCCGCTTCGGCAGCGGGCTCGGGCTGGCGCGCCGGAGGCTCCGCGACAGGCTCGGCCACCGGCTCAGGCGCACGGGCTGCCGGCTCCTGGATTGGCTCGCCGCGCAGGGCTGGACCCAGGGTCGGGTCCATCTCGCCGACATTGACGCCCGCTGTTGCTGCAGCACTCGGCGCGCCTTCCTGCCGCTCTGTGGGGTAATCGCGCTCAGAGCGCTCCGGGGCGCTTTGCGGATTGCCGATGCCGGGCTCCTCGAGCGGCTTTGCGGACTCGTGCACAGTGCCGGCGGCAGCCGGTGATCCGGGCGTACCGTGCGGGATGAGACCAATCTTTCGGCCCAAGGCCGTCGGAGGCCCGCCGAACAAAGCACCCGCACCCGTTTGAATAGCGGTCTGCCCGGGGTCGATCTGGCCTGTCAGCGCATACTGCAATCCGGCATCGAGCCCGCCTTGTACGCCACCACTCAAAACCCGCTGCCCTGCAGTTTGTTTAATTGCCTGTGCTGTCAGCCCACCGGTCGTGAGAAACGGAGCAGTTGCAGCTGCTGCGCCGGCAGTCGCCAGATACGGATGCTCTTCTGCACCGCGTCGCAGCCGCTCAGCCTCTTCCGGCCAATACTTCTCGAGCGCCTTGTTTTGTAGATAGCTCTCGCCGAAGGCGGCTCCGCCACCCAACGCGGCGCTGACAAGCATTCCCCCCGGTCCTGCCGGGATGCCGCGCAACGCACCGACACCAAGGCCGACAGCCGTGGCCGGCAATGCATGCACAGCATGCCGGAGGAAAGTCGAGACCCCGCCTTCGGCCTCCGGTTGATCAGTTTTTACCGGGGGAAATGCCGCCCATTCATCATCGGCCGCAGGTCTAGGTTCGGCCGAGGCTTCCACTGGCGGGAATTTCGCCCACTCATCCCGCTCAGCAGCCGGCTGTTGGACTGCTGGGAATTCATCCCAGTCGTCATCCATCAGGGCACAATCCTCAGAATTCCGTCAGGCCCGACAAATTGCGTTCCCCGCGGGAGTCGGCGGGCTTCCTCAGGCGAGGCAACCTTCACCGGTCCGGCGCCGGCCTGTGGTGCGACGGGCGCTGCAGCTGCAGGCTGACCAGGCGCAACCGGGCCCCTGGCGCCCTGCGCTGACCTCAGAGTGCCAGGCGCGGCGGGAGCGGGCGCAGTTTGGGCAGGTGGTGCCGGCTGCTGTTGGGCGGGGCCCTCGCGTTGCAGCTCCTTCCACCACTCATACCCTCCAAGCTCGGCTCGCTTCAACGCATCGGTTAGAAACCCTTCATATCCTTTTGGGACTTGTCCTGTCGTGGCCACTTGCGAGCGTATGAAATCCATATTGGAGCGCTGCGCGGCGTCCATACCCCGAGTAAGATTGTTCATGATGTTGTTGTTTCGGAGCACATCCGAACGAACGGTCCTATCGTTAGAAGCCAGCAAGGCGCGCTTGTATGCAGCTTCGTCTTTTTGAGTTTGTATAGCTTGTCTGCCTTCTCCGGTAATTGCCGCCCTGCGCTCCGCAGAACGAAGTTTCTCGCGCTCTATGGTATCCTTGCCCTCTTGCCCTTCAAGTTGCTGCTGGTAAGCCTTTCGCTTTTCCTGCTGCGACGGATACATCGCTCGCGCTCTGTCAGCCGCGGTTGCCGCCGGTTCAGGCGGCAAGTCTTCCTTCCTGACTTGCGTCCCCCACGGCGTGCCGCGCTCCAGCAGATCCTGCGCAGCCTGTCGTTGCCACGGCTTCCCGCGCTCCAGCATTTCCTGTGCTATCTGTCCTTCTAAGGTTGCCTGATATTCTTTCCGCTCCGCGCCCTGCGATGCGTACGGGTACTTCAGCCACGCCTGCGCTTTCGGCGGCAAACCAGACCCCGGTGCTACAGGCGTGGGCGCCCCGCCGCCGAACGGTCCTTCGCCGACATCATACTTGATGGCCGGGACGAAATAATCGGCCGTGCCAGAAGCGCGAAGTGCCCTGTCGACGTCGCGATACCTATTCACTCTTTCAGCGCGGCGGGTAGGATCAGCAAGATTGAGAGGGTTACCCCCGACCCGGTCCGTGTAAGTCCCTCTACTAGTAAGGAACCCACGATCGCGCTTGTTTGCTGGCACCACGGGCCGCTCATCACGCCAATCAACGCGCTGCGCCGGGGCTTGAGCTCTGTAACCAGTTTGAGAAGCGGCCGGGGCCGCGGAAGCGGTTGCGCCAGTTGCTCCAAGAGTCCCTGGCACCCCCTTCTCGGCCATCTGATCGAAATGCCCGTTATCGAGGAGCTCCTTGAACTTTTCGGGGGGGAGCTCGTAGGACGTCACCCGCCCATCCTTCCCCGTCGCAGCCAGCGTAACATTGCCTTCCGGGGTTACTGCCCCCTTCACGCTGGTGTCGTTTGGGATGAGATTGTGCGCGTGCTCGAACGCCTTGACCGCCGCGTCGATATTGCCCTGAGCCATCGCGGCTTGGCCGATTGCACGGGCCTGATCGTAGGGCTGCCGCAACGCCTGCACGGTGCGGGACGCCCCGTCGAAATCGTTCCGGCTCATGAAATTATCGAAAATCTCCTGGATCGTGTCGTTGTGCGATCCGTTCGGATTGGCCGCCTCGGTATCGCGGATCGCCTGCTGGATCTTCTCGGGCGGGTGCCCTCGCTCGCCGCGGGCGTAAGCCGCAAGCGCATCCTTGAGCGAACCGTAACGGCGGGATGCGGCGTCAGCCGCACTTGAGGCGACATCGCCTACGACCCCGGCAGCTCCGCGCGCTACATCTGCCACGCCCGACCCGACGTTTGACACGAGCCGTTGGGCGGCTCCGCCTAGCAACGGCACGATGCCGCTCTCGGCTGTCAGCGGGGCCCACGGCCCGTATTGGTCGCCCTGTCGGACAGGAATTGTCAGTGCTGGCCCAAAGCGACCACCGCCGACCTGCAATCTTGTTGTAGTTGGAACGACATCATTCGGCGTAGGCTCGGGCCACACCTCGGAAGACCGCTCGCCGGCCTGCGCTTCCTCTGGCGGTAGAGCCCGCGCTTCCTCTGGCGGCGGAACCCCACGCGCTTCATCCGGCGGCGGAACCCCACGCGCTTCCTCTGGCGGCGGCGCCGCCTCTATCGTGGTAGGCTCGCGCTCAGCGGTGAGCGAGTTGCCATAACTATACCGGAGCCGCTCCCGGCGTGCCTCCTCGTCGGGAGATGGCCTCTCATCTGAGTAAGCGTAATCGACACCGCCTCGGGCCGCGCGTTGGCGTTCGTACTTGGCTAGAAGTTCGGGAGTGCCGGCATCAATGACTTCGCCACCTTCCGCATAGCCGGTACGCGGTTGACCAATTTGATGGAGCCCGAACTGCTTGCGAGTGTAGTCGAGCACCTGGCCGAGCGGAGAACGGCCGTCGTCAGCAACCTCGCCGCCGCCTGCGTAGCCGCGCACTAGACCGCCACGGGCGTAGCCGACACCTCCAGTTTCCGCTGCTTCCAGCAGAGCCTTTTCTTGCTCCAGCGACCACTTGGGCGCCGTGCTGGAATAGACGTCGTCATCTTCCCGGTCAGCCTCTTCAACTGGACCGCCAGACTGATACCCGGTATCTCCCCCCGGCTGTTGTAGAGCCGGCGGCCCCATCAGAATTGCTGGCGCAGACTGTCCCGTTTGCGCTGCTGTAGATGGGAAATTATATCCAGTCGGAAACGGGAACCTGCCTACGGACGCTGTTGGTCGGGCCGCCGCCCACGTACCTGTTACCGACGAATCTGCTGGTGGCAAGGACGCCGCCCACGTATCCGGCGGCGGCGGCCCGCCCTGGTAGCCCACAGCGGCCAAGCCCCCCATACCGCTTTGACGTTGCCGGCCTCTCGATGCCCCTCGGGCCCCTGACATGGCCCTGTTAACAATCCGGCTGGATATCCCATCCGCTTGCTTACCATCATCGTACTCGTTGCCGGGCTCATTACCCGCCTCAAAGCCGGTGTCATCGTCGGTAGCCGCAGGGCGTCGCAGTCGAGCCATCACGCCGCTCCATATCCGACGGCAGTTTCATCGCTGCCGTTCCCAGAGGTGGCGCGCGTCTTACGCACCTGCGCCATCAACTTGTAGAAGAACTCTTGACCTTTCCAAGCGGCCACGTCTTTCGGGATAATGAACTCCCCGGCGGTCAAACTGGCAGGGACATCATCGACCGCGCCGCCATTGGAACGGCTGAGCTCGTCCGGCACCGGGCCGCCTTTTGCGGCCATCACGCTTCCACCAAATCCGCTGTACCCTGGTATTGCGGTTGCCGGCATGCCGCCGCTTAAGCCAGTTGTTGGCGGGTATTGCTGGGAAGCATTAAAGCCGCTGCTTTCCCCCGTCATCTGCGCGTCACCGGTAGTGGTCGACTGCGCGTCACCCGTAGTGGTGGACTGCCCGCTCGACACCGAAGTGCCGCCCGAAGTGGTTCCCAGCGGGGCATACTTCAAGTTCGCCGCCGTCCCCAGCAGCGCGTTCGCTCCGGTGCCCGCCCCGTAGCCGGTCTGGATATTCTGCGCCCCCGTCGCAATGGCTTGGTTTTGCATGGCAGTGCCTTGCGCAAAGTCAGACATCCGTTGCTGATTGCCGGCCCCGGCCGCCGCAGCACCAGCCTGCACCCGGCTGGCGGTGTCGAGCGCGGCATAGCGTCCGCTCGATGGATCGATGCCATAACTCTGCAGGTCGCGGATTGCGCTCTGCCGGCCAGCTTCGGCACCTTGCTGTACCCCCGCCTCGGCCATCCCCATATCGGCCCTGACCCGCTGCGGGCTGGCGTAGGACAGCGCGTTCCGCATCAGCGCGTCGATGTTGCCCTGTTGTTTGTTGAACTGGTCCATACCCCACTGGTAGACCTGCGGCGCCATGGACTGCGCCTGCTTGGCGATCGCTTCCAGAATGGGGGTCTGCGAGTACTCAGGAATGTAAGATTGGGAAAAGTTCTGGGTGGCCGCATCCTGGGTGCTCTGCGCTCGCGAGACGTTGGTGCTCTGCGCCCGCGTAACGTTGGTGCTCTGCTGCTGGCTTTGTTGTTGTCCGACCGACTGGCCGGGGGCAGCAGCCACCGCCCCTAAAGTCCCCGCCGTTGTACCGGCGCTACTAGGATAGACCGCTTGTCCGCCAGGTCCCCACGTTCCGATGGCTGTCATCGTCGGCCTCTATTTAAAAGCTTGACTTATACTGAAGCCAGCAAAAGCCATTTAGCACGTTTCAAAAGTCAAGTCCCGAACTCGGTAAACCCGTCTTTCAATACCGTGCGGCGCACGACCGGCAAACTGAGAATAGTCACATCAAGCCCGATCGTCGGCAGCAGCACGGCAATCCCCTTTCCAGGCGGTAGCGGCGGCGGCCCCGACAGCCAATGAACATTGATAATCCGCTGGAAGAAATCCTCGCCATAGGGCGGGTTCGGGCCACCACCCTCGCGCGGCGGTTCAGGTGTCGGCGGCATGCGGGCCCGCCAGATAATCCCACTCGAATATTTCCTTGGTCACCAGATTTTGAAACGTCAGTTTCATGATGCGCTCGACGTCGACCCAATTGTCGGGATTGTCCGGGTTCGTGATCCGGATGATTTTTGTCACCCGGCTACGCTCGACCCAATGCATAGCACCATCGAACTGGTTCATTAAAATCGTGAGGATGTCCTTCATCTGATTGACGGTGGCAATCACCGACGGCAGATCGGTCGTCCGCGCGAGGGCCGGGAATTCGACGCCGGGGCGCCCCTTGTTAGCCATGGCTTACACCAGTCCAAGCTCTTTCACGGACGTGGCAATCTGCATGTTGCTGACGTTGACGCGCCCTTCGATTTCGATCTGCCACTGCTCGGCCACGCTGCCGGAGTAAATCCGCAGCAACTCACCGCTCTTACACAATTCGCGCGTGGTCCAGAGTTGGCCGTCGGCATAGACGCGAATGACGCCATACTGGTTCGGGCCCAGCGTCGGCTGCGGCTCGGCGGTGTTGCGGTCGCCCTGCGCTGGCGTGGTTGCCGGCACGGTGAACCAGACCCGCATGGCCTGGAAGTTCTTGCGCGACTGCTGCTGATAGATCTTGGAGCGCCACTTGTAAGGCACGATGGTCGGCGCCGCGTCGGCGAAATCGTAGTAATACAGCGCCCCGTTCTGGATCAGCATCCCGACCCCGGTCCAGGCGTCCGACAGCACGTTGACGATGTCCATTCCATTCGGGGACGTCAATGGCATGAAGCCAAGCCGGTGCCCGCCTGGCTGCGGCCAGATCGTAAATGAGGTCTGATCCTGGCCCGACAGCTCGATGGTGAACCCCTGTTGTGCCACCGATACGTCAGTGCCATGCACCGAGCCGAAGGCAAAATAGGACGTCGCGTTCTTGATCGCCCGGACGTATTTGTACGGCGTCAACGCCTGCCAGCGCTCGCGGCTGATCCAGCCTTCGCTCACATTGCTGCCGGCCCCAGACTGCGCGACCTGGATCAAGCCGTTCGGTGACACGTAGAACACAGTGGTGTCGGTGGCGACGATCGAGCCCCGGTGCAAGCACGGCTCATGCAGATTGATCTTCGTCAGCGCCATGGTTGCCGGATTGACGCCGTTGACGAGATACGGCGTGCCGGCCGTACAGACCACCAGCGACTGTCCGCACACCCCCAAGCCGACGATCGGAAACTCGGTGGTGATCACATAGTTTGGCGGCCAGGCGTGCGGGCGATAAGGCTCGGAGAACCAGATCTCATTGGCCTGGAAGCCGACGGCGATGCCGTTGGGCAGCCCGATGATGGCCTTGAGCCCCGTCGGCGGAGCCGACCAGAACAACGATAGCATTTGCTCGTTCAACGCAATTGTCGCGTCATCCGATTTGTCGACATAACCCGTCTGTGTGATCGGAATTTCGTCGACGTAGAAATACGTCCCCTGGCCTTGCTGGCTGGTTACCGACCGGTAGATCCGCGTTTTTGTATAATGCGGATCCGGCGGCGCAGGCGGATAGACCGTCACGGTCCAAGTCGCATTTGACCAGCCGTTCACCACCGTTGGCAAGCTGGGCGGCCCTTCTTCGTCGAACTCGGTCACCCAGGTGTAGACGTAGGCGCGCGCCTGAAGGATGGAGTCGCCCTGCAAATCGGCCCACAACTGCCAGGAAGGTTGCCCACCAGCATTTGCTGTCAAGTTTTGCGGCGGGCCATTGGAATAGGTATTGGCGCCAACATAACCGCCAAGATTGGTCGGGTCGGCAACGGTAACGTAGATCGCATCGTCGTAGGCAATGCCGATCCAGTAGGGGACGTTGGAAATGACGGAAACGCCATTGGTGATTGGGCTCGACGCAGCCACTCCGGCAGCCGCCCCGACAACTTCCTCGCCGACGCCAAGCAGTTCCCCCGGCACTCCGGCGTTGTTCGTGTAGACCACCGCCTGAAAGCGGACGGTCGCGTCGTCCGACGCTGGCATGAAACTGACCGACTGGACCAGCATCGTGCCGGTGGGCCTAATCGGGACGAGAAAAAGACCGTTGGCAAATCGCAGGTCGGCACCGCCACCGGAAGGCGCCAGAGTTGAAAACCCGAACTGCAGAACGCTGCCGCCACCATCGACAGTTACGACAGGCGGGGTCGGCGGGGCCGGTACCCCAAGGGGGAAGGGCGGCTGCGGCTCGTCGCAGGCGCAATGATGCCCGGTAATGCGATCGTAGGTGTTGTATTGAGGCGGGGCCGACGGGCTGGCAAAGTAGTAGCGCTGGTAGATATCGTTCACCACCGGCGTGCGCATCACAGTCGTGTCGGCGTCTGCAAACTCCCACCAGAAGCCGTCGGTCGCCGTGATCGCGGTGTTGGCCGAGTCTTTGTTTGGTAGCCGGTACACGTATTTTGTCGCGCTGTCTTTCAACGTGTAAAGCAGCTTGGGCTGCCGCCAGCCGATCAAAGCCCCCGAGAACAGATAGCCGTTCTGGGCATAGGCGGCCTGCCCGTCGGGCAGCAGCAAGTCATCCCAAGCGGGAAGCATCCCGCCAAATTTGTCCAGCTTCAGCGCAGTCATCTTTTACCCAGCGTCGCCTTGTTGGCAGGGAAGACCTCGTTCTGGCCCGGATTGGGATGGTGCACCGGCGCCATCGTGCCCAGCCGCTCGCGCTCTTCAGCTTCGACCTTCTGCCGCATCTCGCGGCCCCTTTGCTGCTCAGCCTCGACCTTTGCCACCGCCGCCCTTCCGGCGGCCTGTTCGGCAGAGAGGGCTTCCTGCATGCCCGCAGTCAGCGGCGGCGGGGCCGGCGGCTCACTGGCCGTTGTCTCGTTCCGCATCTCGCGAACGCGCTCGAGCAGATGCTCGCGGGTTTCGTCGCTGGAAATCAGCGCGGTCTTTTCCATGTCGTCCACGGCGACCTTGCGCGCCTCGGCATCCTGCTTCGCTGCATGGGCGACCTTCTTCTTCTCGGCCTCGGCCTGCTCGCGCTCATGCTGCGCGGCTTCTGCCCTGATCCTGGCTGCTCGCTCTTTGGCGCTGACGACCGAGTCGGCGGTACGTTCGTTCATGTCAGTCTCCTCCTTTGTCTTCAGGGGGCAACCACCGTGAAGGATATGGTGTCCGTCTTCACATTGGCGAACGAGTCGGTCATCACAAGCGTCACCGTCGCGGTTTCGCCCACCGCGCCGCCGTCCACGAAAAACTGGATCTCCCGCCCCAACACGGTTGGCGTATCGACGGTGCAGGTTGCCGACGAGGACGTGGCGTCAGCGCTGACGATCGTCGCCGCATTGTCGAGCCATTTGCCGTACAAGACCGTCCACCGCCGCGTGTCGCCCGCCGTGTGAGTCTTACTGCCCAGGATACCCATCGGCCTGCACCTCGATCTCTCTGATCTCGCCCGGCACCTCGATCACCCGTGACTCCTCGCGGAGCACGATAGTCCGATCTTCTTCAGGCACGATGATGACGTCGTCGTTCATTCTGCTTCTCTCATATCAGCTTCTGCACCGCAGTCTCGACCGCGGTCTGCAATGCCGCGTCGGTGATTGCGGCACCGTCAGCCTGCACCGCATCGTCGTTGACCACGGTCGAGATTACCTGATTGACTGCCATTTCTGGCGACGCCAGCGTGTTTTGTGCCCACTTATATCGAGTGGAGTGTGCAGGCACGTCAGGGGCCTCATCCGTGATGTACGCCGCATAATGACAGCAACTCACGTTGACCCGACCACGGAATGCTGTGTCCTTGGTCAGTGCATAGGTTTCTTCATACGTCAGAGCCATTGTGGTCTCCTATGGTCCCTCTAATGCCGCAACGCGAGCGCGCAGAGCTTTGATTTCCTGGATCAGCAGCGGCACGAACTTGCTGTAGTCGACAGCCCACATGTCGAGCGTCGGGTCGTGCGTTACCGCCTCGGGAAAGACCTGGATCGCCTGCTGCGCTACCACACCATGCGCGCGTGCTCCGGTGGACCGCCACGCAAAATTATAGACCTGCATGGCATCGAGAGCCGGCCCGGCATCAAATGCCTGAAAGTCCGTCTTCAACCGCTCGTCGGACGACGTGTTGTAGGACGTAGCTGTCGCTGTCGTTAAGATGGTGCCGACCTGCGTCCCGGCGGCGTTGTAGAACACGGCCGGGTAAGAATTGTCAGTGCCCGGGCGGCAGGTCACGCCGAAGGTGGTACCGCCTGCGTAGCCGACGTTGATGGCTGTCGCCACCGCAGCGTATGCGCTAGAGCCAGCTCGCACTAAAGGTGTTGTTATGTAGGGTGTTGTAATGTTGGTCGGGACATTCATTGCGCCATTAGCGATCGAGCACTGCAGCGTGCCGCTGTTGTCGCGAAACTCGTGCGTCGTCTGATAGTGCGTGTTGAACCCGATGGCGCTGGTGCCGAGCGCCAGCCGCGTCAGCCCATCCGGCCCGGCCAGGTAGTTGTAGTTCGCGTCGTGCTGCAAGAACGCGTTGCTGCCGGTGTAAATATTCCCGCTCAAGGTCAGGGAACCACTCAGCGTCAGCGATGCCGCGCTCGGGGCGCCGGGGAGGACCACGTTGTTAGCGATCCCGAGGTTCCCGGCATTGACCCGCAGCGTGCCGTCGATGTTGAGCGAGAGCGTCGTGCCGGCTAATGCCAGCGGCGGGGTCGCGGTGGCAACGCCCACTGTCCCTTGTGCGCCGGTCGGGCCAGTCGCACCTGCTCCACCCGGTGTACCGGCTGTGCCCTGTGATCCCGTCGGTCCAGTGGCCCCCGCAGGCCCCGCACCACCCGCCGTTCCGGCAGAACCAGTAGGTCCAGTCGCCCCGATCGTGCCAGCTGTTCCTTGCGGTCCGGTTGCGCCAGCGGGGCCTATTCCACCAGGGGCGCCAACACCCCCAACGGCCCCCGTGGGTCCGGTTGCGCCCGCGGTCCCGCTGCTGCCTTGCGATCCTGTAGGGCCAAGCGGCCCTGCACTGCCGGGGCTACCGACGCTGCCAGTATCACCCTTCGCGCCTTGTGGACCAGTCGCTCCCGTAGGCCCAGCACCCGCTGGCGGCACCGTCACCCAGTTTGCGTCCTGGCGACCATACAAACTGCCATCGACGGGCGCGTCGTCGAACTCATACGGCGCCATCGACATCCAGTCGCCATCGGCGCGCCCGTAGCATTGACCGTCGAACGGCGCGTCCGAGGTAATCGCACCGTCAGTCCCCGCGGCGCCCGCCGCTCCGGTCGGCCCGGTCGGGCCAGCAACTCCCGTCGGCCCAGGCGGTCCAGCGCCGTCAAAATTCGCTGGCCCAGTCGGCCCGGTATTCCCGGCCACCACCACCGGGAACGCTTTGACCGGAGCTGCTGGGATGACGCTGACCATTAATGGGCCTCGTGCATCATGGCTCGAACACCCCGCCACTGCCGGTGGCGCCCGCGACTGTCCCAGGGGGCGTCCGCCCTCCCATGCTGATGATCGAGTTCTCGACAACGCTGTACTGCTGCCCAAAGCAACCCGTGTTGTTTATGGCAGTCGCGCTGTCCCACTGCTGCACCGACAACGACTCGCACAACAAAAACACATCGGCGGTGATGTTGGTGAAATAATAATTCGATGTCTCCCCCGTATCCAGATTGGCACCAGTGGTCGTGGAATGCCGTTCGACTTGAACGACCGACGAGACGTGATTGCTGGCGCCGATAAACGACATTGTCCCAAAAGCCGTCGTAAAAAACCCGCCGTTGACAATCCAAAGCATGACGCTCGGATAGGCGGCGACCTCCATCGAAATCTGGCAACTTTGTGCAATCAATTGCGAACTATCCGCCCTGATCCCAGTAACGCGGAATGACGATGCAACATTCATGACGATCGATACGCCGCTGATGTGCGTCGATGAGATACCGAACAGCAACAACGATATCACTTCATTCGAATACACGACCGGCAAGATGCGGTAGGCCGTGAGGTTGGCGGGGTCACCAATGATCGCAATATTCCCACTAAATGGGCCGATTACTGCCCCCGCATAGTCGCCCGCAACACCCAGCCGCATGTTGATGGTCGCCCCCGCCGACCCGACATAGCGCGTGCGGACGGTAGCCCAGCAGCCATTGATCGTGCGGAACGCACTCGCCGGCGTGTTGGCAGAGCCGTCATTGGCGTCATCGCCGTCGGGCCGGATCCAAAAGGTGGCGTCGCTTACCAAAAGCGTCAGGCCAGAACCGGTTGGACCGGTTGCTCCGGTATTCGCCGCGGTCCCGGGAACCCCGGTTGGCCCGGTCGGTCCAGTCGGCCCGCCGCACGGCCCGGTCGGGCCCGACGGCCCTGACGGCCCAGTCACGAAAGGCCCGGTCGCGCCAGTCGGCCCGGTCGGTCCACCAGCCGGTCCGGTCGGGCCGTTGACGACGACAACCGGCATCGCTGCAACGGGTGCAGGCGTATTCGATTGCGTCGACATCAGCCAAACCCCCTAGCTCACGTAAACCTGCGGGTCGACATAGTACGTCGTATTAGGTTTTGCGGCGCGCACACGCACATGTATATACCCCGGAAGCCCCGGCGGCGGCGATGATAAAGTCGCCGTCATCTTGAAAGCCGACCAGATATCAGGGGCGTTGCTCCAGACCGACGCATCCGATGCCAGCGGAGCGCTGGGCGCGAAGAAGTCTGCCTTGGTCGTGTTGATGGTCGTACCGAGCGGAGACGCGGTCGAGCCCATATATTCGATCTCCAGCCAGATATCGTCGTTGTTCGGCACGACATCGTCGGGAACCGCCCCGAGCACCGTGATGCTGACGGGCTTGCCGACAGTCGCATTCCAGATTGCATACGGCTCGGCAAAGAACGGCCGCTGCCACTGCGGGTTCGCCGTCGTGACGATCTTGCGGCTCTGCCGCTGGTTGGTCGGGTCGATAGAACCGCCAACGCGCGTGATCGAGGTTTCCGTCGTCTCGGTGCCGTCGCAACTGTATTTAGTCGACGTGTAATAGCCCGTGCTGTCACTGCCGCTGCGTACAAACTGGATAACGCCCCCGGGCACATGAGGTGGACCGACTGTAAGAGATGCATTCAGCTTGCAGTCCTTGACCAGCAAATACCCGGGTACGTTCGTAAGATTAAAAGCGGTAAGATTAGCTACCTGACTGAGGTCGAGAGCCTCGAGAGTGACGCTGCTGACGGCAGCACTTAAGCCGGAAAAACCGGGCCCAAACGTTAGCAATGCGGTTGGCGTGGCCGAACCAGGCTCCAATACCGGCCCGGTATTTTGCCAGATGAACGCCCCGCTCGCCGGCACAATCCCATTTAACGGATTAAAGAACCATGTCGTGCAGTTGTTGAAAACAACCATTGCCTGCAGCACGCCGGTGCCGCCGATTTGGATATATGTCGGGGCACCGGGAGACCCGCCCTCGATCCGGAAAGAACATTTGTCGAAATATAGATATGAGCCGGCATTCGGCGTAAGGATGAGATACGAAAAACCTGACGTCAGCCCAACCCCTGCCTTGAACGTTATGCCATACACATACAGTGTGCCGATCATCTGGTAGGTAAAATTGACATTAGCCGTGGTCGAAACCGTGGCCCCCGTTGCCAACGCCGTCGGCGGATAAGGGCCGGCGTGGTTGTGGCAGAGCAACCTGCCGCCGTTGACGTTATCGCCTTGAGAGAAGGGTCCCCAGTCGATTGCCGTCGCCTGGGATTCGGCATGGTTGTCGCCGACATAAACCGTGTCGCCATCCCCGAACCAGCCGGTCCTGAAAGCGCTTGCAATCCGCGCATGCGGAGCACCCCCGCCGACGAAGTTGCCGACCGGGCCCAACGATATCCAAGACACCGAACCATCAGTCGTCGTGACGCCCGCCGTGTTGCTGAACGCGGGCTCGGAAGTCCCTATCACCCCAGCAGTCTGGCATATCTGATAGCTCGCGCCGTTGTTGCGCTTGACGATCGTTCCCAAGGTCGCGAGGGTGTCGATCGCCCTGGCTGCCGACCAGGTCGGCGTGTTCGCCGCGTCACCATTGACGGCGCCAATGCCCGTGCACTCCATCCACGTCACCGAGCCGTCGGTCGTCTTCGTTCCGCGCCCGGTACTCCACGTCGCATCCGCCGCGGCGGACGTCGTGCCGGCAACGATACAAACAAACACCCGCTCGTCGTTGATCGGAGGCTTGGCGAATTGGCGAACCAGTTTGCCGGCAACGACTGCTGTGCTTGGCTGGCGCTGGGCGACGGCGTAATAGCCGGTCGTCGACTGGTTACCGGCGTTGACGTACCAGGTTGTCGTATAGTCCGCCATGCCATCCTCTAGACGAACGGATGGATGACGAAGGGTGCCGCCGCGCTCGGCGGCGGCGGCGACACAACAGCACCGACGTTCGAAATTACCTGGGTCTTGCCAATACCGGGATCGGTCGTGATGACCGATCCAAGCCCAGCGCGCGAAGCGCTCAACGTCTGCGTCTTCGTGCTCATGTGATCGTCACCTGGGGATTGACCCAGACTGTGGTCGACACCTTGCCAAGCCGCACCAGCCCGCGCACACGGCCGGCAACTTGCGGCGTGAACGTTACCTGCAGCTTCTGCTTGGCAAGGCCAGTGCCGCCAGACAACCCCGCTGCGAAACCGGAAGGCACGCTGCCAGTGAAAGAACTCGCGCCAAAATTAGCAGTGGCGCCGTCGCCGGACGCTCCCGGCGCAACGAGCGGGAACAAGGCGGCGCTCAAATTAACAGTGTTGATGCTGAAGCCTCCCGTTCCGGTCGCCGGGTTAGCCGTGCCGCTGCTGTTCCAATTGCCCGATGGCGCGACCCGGAACCAAACCAGTTGTGCAGTCACGTCAACCGCAACACCGATGACGTCACCGGCAGATCGCGCCCCCAAATGGTAGACAGTACCGCCATTATCAATGTAAATGTCTCCGTTGTTGTACATCAGCACCACCCTGACTGGAGTGGGGCCGCAATTGGCCAAATTTGCTGCCGCCGTACCAAAGCCAACACCCGTATTGGCATTGGAAATGGTTCCCAGCGTAAATTCCCAATAGTACTTGCCGGAGCTGATGGAAGTGATCGTGCGGACACCGCCCTGCCCGGTGCCCGTGGCGGTGAGATTGCCACCGCTAAGCGTGACGTTCAAAAGGTCCGCCGGGTTGAAGGTTGTAAAACCCGTGTTCCAGGTCACGGTCGAAGTCGGTAGCGCCGCGGCAGGGGTCAGCACCGTCGCCAGGCTGTCGCCAAAGCTCGCGCGCGTGGTGCCGGACGTGCCCATGTACTCAAGCATCAGCCGGATGTCGTCATTGTTGAGCGAGCCAGACGAGATGATTTCCACCGTCGCCGTCTTCGACGAGCCAATCGCAGTATTCTCGACATCGAGCCAGAAGCTGTCGAGCGGGAGAGTAAATTTATCGGAGCGCGACGAGGACACTAGCTTGAGGCTGTAGGCAGCAACGTCGTCCTGCGCCCCGCCGCTCAGCGTCGTGCTGCGGTCAGTGGTGACGGTGCCGGCCGCGACGTAGCGCTCGTTGAGGGTGTTGGTGCCGTCGTAGCAGTTGACCAGCTCGACCTCGTCGTTGGTCGGTTGGCCAGCCACCGGCGTACTGAGCCGCGTCAACCCTGACGCGATGCGACAACTGTCCAGAAGCACCTTGATAGCCGCAGAAGCGTTAAGGGTAACCAAAGTGCCGGTCAGCGCGCTGAGATCCACGCCCCGCGCCGTGAGGTTGAGGATGGCGGTTGAGCTTGGAGCAATCAGCGAAGTCGGGATTGTTGCCCCAGCAATAGCGGACGGCGTGTTGAGCCACGTCAAAAGCGTATCGAAGCCACCTGTCACGGTTATCGTCTGGCTGGCGTGACTGAACTGCAGCGTCGTGTTGTCCCAGGTAATTCTGGCGAAGGCGGCAAACGATATCCGGCTGCTTGCATTGTTGTTGGTCAGCACAATGGCGCAGTTCTTGAAATACTGGGCCTTGTTGCCACCGCTGTTGAAAGAAAGAGTAAAAACACTGGTCCCCGTCAACGTGAACGTGACGCCCTGCCAGTATGTTTCGCAGATAGCATCCAGTATGAAATTGCCGCCAGCCGAAATAACGGCCCCAGATGCGAGGTCGGCTGCTACCGGCGGGACGCTGCCGGCCCGATTGACCGAAATGATCTGCACCACGCCGAAGGCCGCAGCGAAAGCATTGAACCAGTAAGTCGCGGCGCCAGCATTCGTCTCGCTGTGGTCGCTCGACAGGAACACCCGGTCCCCGACCACGGGACGGTTGTTGCCGGCATTCGATATTGCGAAAAGCGTACCGGCGGCGGCACTCCAGCCGTAGGTGGACTGGCCAGCGACGTTGGTGAAAACCGCGCCGCCGTTGGTGACCGTGCCGTTGTTTGCCGCTGGCCACGTCGGTTCGGTGCCGCTGGTGGTGCCGGCAGTAGTGCAACGGAACACGTATTGCGCCCCCGCCGCCGCCGCTGTCGGCCGCACGAACTGCCCCACGGTATAGGCGGTACTCGCGGCCCAGGCGGACACCGCGGCATAGGTAACGGACGAAACGAACCAGTCAGCCATTACTGCAGCGCCTTGATGCTGTACGAATACGTGCCCTGCACGCCCCACATCATGATCGAGAACTTGTTCCCGTTGGTGGTGGTGAGTGCGTCACCCGTGTTGCTGCCGACCGTCCAGCCTGTGAACGTCACAGCCCCGGCACTCGCCTGATTGATGATCGTCAGGATGCAGCTCCCTGCCTGCGATGGGGCCGTGATGGTGAACGCCCCGTTGTTGTTGACGTACTGGATCGGGTTGAGCGCGAAATCGACCGTGATGTTGCCGGTCGCATACCCGAACGGCGTCGAGTAAACACCGCCGCTCAAATTCTGCCCGGTTGCGCCGAGCAGCATGACACCCGCCGGCGCCGACCCCGTCGAGCCTGCTGCACCCGTCGGCCCTGTCGTTCCAACGCCGGTTGGGCCCGTCGGGCCGGTCGTTCCCACGGCAGACGCCCCGGTCGATCCGGTCGGTCCAGTTGGGCCCGTTCCGAACGGGCCGGTCGGCCCAAGCCCGCCCGCTCCAGTTGCCCCCGTTGGGCCCGTGATTGCTGGCCCCGTCGGCCCCGTTACACCAACAGCCGCGGTTCCAGTGGGCCCGGTTACCCCTGCGCCAGTCGGCCCGCTCGCGCCGGTTGGCCCGGTCGCCCCCGCACCGGTTGCCCCGGTCGGCCCTCCGAGCGGACCCGTCACTCCGGTCGGGCCAGTCGGCCCGATGATGCTGATCCCCGGATCGCCTGGCGTCCCGGTCGCACCGGTCGCACCCGTTGCGCCGGTGACCGAGGCCGTGCCTGGAATACCCTGATGGCCAGTCGCCCCCGTGGGTCCCGTGCCGAGCGGCCCAGAGGGACCGGTCGTTCCCATCGGACCAGTCTGACCAATCGGGCCAGTCGGCCCGGTCGGTGCCGCGGGACCTGTAGGACCTGCTGCACCAGTGGGTCCAGCACCGCTCGGACCCGTTGGCCCCGTTGCGGCAGTACCCGTCGTGCCAGCTTGCCCCGTCGGACCCGTCGGTCCACCCGACGGCCCCGTATGCCCGCTGACGACAACGACCGGACGGACCGCGATGGGAGCAGGGTCGCTGTCGATGATCGGCATCAGCCCACCGGGGGATAAGTGACACCCTGCACGACCTGCACAACGCCATGCATCAGTGGAACGCGCACCGTGGTCTGATAAATCATGACCAGGTCATAGACATAAATGCCGGGACGCAGACTGGCCTGGATGTCGGCCGGGTCGACCTGGAAATGGATCACGCGCTGGATCGGATCGTCGACAATGATCCGACCATTCGCCGTGGTCAGCGACAGCAACGGCACGGTGTCGTAGGGATTGAGCTGCACGTCCATCTCGAACGTCGACCCGACCAGATCCCACGTGGTGTCGTCGGGCTTCCAGAACTGAAACGCATCCTGCCAAGTGCCGTTGTTGTCGATCTGTAGGTCGTTCCGCGACGAGGTGACGCTGTGCATATCCCACTTGCTGTACCTGGCCGCCGATGCCCCCATGCCCATGCGCTCACCTCAACGTTAGGGGCGTCGGATTGACGTTGTACGTGCTGACCCCGCCGCGCTGGCCCGACACGCTGAACTGCTGCGGATACGCCCAGGCCTGCGAGCCGATTGTGTTCGCACGCATCGCCGCCACCCGTGCCTTGGCAATGCCATCGCGAAACTTCGCCAGATGAAAATTCCCCACAGCCTGATTCGAATAGCTCTGGCCAGGCTGTAGCATCATGTTGCCGAGGATGCCGTGGAGGATGACGCGGCTATGCGCCGGCAACACCCACTCCGGGATATGCGGCGGTGAGCAGCACAGCGGATCGGTGACGTTCTTGACCACCACCGCCGTCATCGGCTGCGTGTTGCTGTACGGATAGATAAACCGCACCATGCCGATGACCGGCATCACCGCCGCCTGCGGCACGTTGTTCTGGTCGACCACGCCGTTGAGCCGCAGAATGCGGCCGGTCAACGGCATCAGCGGATACTCGAGCGTATTGGGGATGACGGTGAACTGGATCGCTTCCTGCCAGCAGTTCGAGCCGTCGAAGAACTCCTCCAGCGTGTCGAAGAGCTGGACTTTCAATTGGGCATCGGACGCCCCGGTCAACGCGACCTGCGCCTGCCCGAGCAGCTTTACCCAATACCCTTCTAAACGGCCCATCGCTTACTGCCCTTGCCCTTGCGCCTGCCGCCCAGGCCCAGACCCGCCGGCAATGCCCGGTAGCGCACGCCCGACCAGCCCGGTCGAGAACATCTGCAAAAACGTTGTCGCCCGCGCGTCCATGTAGTCTTCCTGGTCGCGCTCGAGCGCGTGCCCGCACAGCCCATGCAAGATCGCCAGCCGGAACTGCGGCTCCATATCCACATAGGTGTCGTCAACCACGGTGAACGCCTGCGTCTGCCCCTTGACCGGCGGATTGTAAACAAAAAGGTCGGCTCGCAACCGACGAGCCTCAAGGAGGGTCACGTTGAGTGCCGTGACCAGGGAGGAGTCGTCATAACGGTAAGGCGGGATCAGGTCCTGCAACAGCGTCCGCGCGTCAGCAATCAAGTCGGCGACGGTGCCTAACGTGGGCATGTCGCGATCCGAAAAATTGCCAAAGTAAGAAGCGGAAGTGGGCATCGCACTCCCTTTCAGAAGAGTAACGAGCGGTGCTTTGCTTATAACCCTGCACCGCTCGTAACCCAACAGTTAGTTGTTATCCTGCGATGACCTGGGCTTGCGCCAAAGCCGTCCCGTCAAGGATTTGATATCCGTATACTTGAAGTCCACGTAGGATTTGCCCGAACGTAAGTTCAGATCTCAGCGTCTCGATTTTGCTGATCTGGCTTGCAAACGTTAGGGCATGTGCGTGTCCCGCATAGATCGGGGCCTCGCCCGCCGCGAAGTTGGTCGCGTCGGTTGTGACGCTCGGCAACAGGTTCGAGATATAGATTGTGAACCGGTCAACCATTCCGAGCCTTCCATTGCGCAGCATCGACACCGGATCACCCGACAGATACGCCTGCCGCAGCTCGGACTGCTTGATCATGCGTCCGGCCCAGGCCGGCATCACAACCCAACGCCCGACTTCCGGGATGTTGTACTCGTCCAGGCACTGGCCAAGCCGCAGCAGGATGTCGATGATCTCGACCTGACCCGCCACCGGCGTAGCCGCCTGCCGGCCGACGATCGTCACCGGCGTGCCCTTGATGCCAAGGTTCAAGTTGGCGGAAATCACTCCGGCCGTTGCACCCTTGTTGCCAGCGGCAGCGCCGCCAACAATGCCGCCGAGCACGTCACGGTCGACGGTAACCTTCAACTGCTGTGCGGCGTCCCTTAATCTTCGCAACGAGGCGCGACCCTCGTTACCGCCTTTCGGGCTGCTGCATATTCCTATGCAGAGGAGACTATATCATCACCCCTTTCGGGGGCCGGGCGCTTCGGGCCGCTTGGCCCTACGAGCTTTCGCTCTAGTCGTTGCACCTTCCGCTTTCGCGGCTTGGCTCAGGATTGGCCGGTCTGGCGTTCCCCTGAATTAACCCGGTTTTCGATGCTGATTACTCAGCAAAGGGACTCTGATTAATCCGACCACATCGACAGCAGATTGAGATCAGACTGAACCTCCATGACGTCGTCGAGGATCAGGCTGAAGTACTTGCCCGATCCTATGTAGAGCTCAACCGAACCACCGGTCGGGCGATCGAGACCGAGCAAACCATCGGCCTTGTAGTCGCGGATCGTGCAAACGAGCAGCGCTCGTTCCGATCATCACTTCAGCGGGCGGGCCGCTGCCGGGTCGGTTGATCTGTGCGGGTGCGCTCTTGCGCTTCCCTCTGGTTCCTTGCAGTCCCAGTTTTCATAGACCCGGTTTAACGACGACCTCAGTTAATCGTCGGCTTGGTCCGGATTTTCACCCGGTCCCCCATATTGGCGATTTCGCCTTCATAATCAGTCGCTTAGAGGCACAGCCTCTGCCCACTGTCGCTTACGCTCTCTGCTGCCAGGCCCCATGAATGACGGCACGTCACGCACCGTCTTCAGAAGCTCAGCAACGTGAGCGCCCGGACCACTCAGTCTGTGCGCCTGGGACCGGAGCTGTTCCAACCCCGCCTTGATACGCTCACCATCGCGGAAATGACCCATCTTCGCACAACCAAGCAAGAAATAGATCTGATCCGTTTTCAGAACCATATGCTTGGCTAGGCCAGTCTTGCCGCTCTCGAACATGGACCGGACTTTTGCCGCATCCAGCCAGAGCGTCCACGTGACGATTGGCGTACCGTGAGGAGTTAGGTGCTCGCGAATGGAGCCTCCATAGGCCTTTTTGAGCAGGTCAACTCCGACCCGCTCGATGGCTTCATCACAAACCATAAGGCTGAGATGCCCACCTAGCCCATTGGGGATATTGACGTTGAAGGTCCCATTCCCTTCGATGTAACCAGCAGCCCACTTTCGTGTTGGGTGCTTCGGCATTGGCGAGGCGCCGCGAGCGGCATCAAACCTCTGCTTCCCTTCCTCGACGTCCATGAACTTGCCGTTCATATCGATGGCACAGTCAGCAAGTGCTCGCTTGAGGACTAAGAACTTGCGCAGCCGCATCAGTACGCTCACGGCCTTAGAACCAGCTACAACCCAGTGATGGGTGCCGCTGTAGGCAATCGTACCAATCGTCCCCCACACATCAGCGAGTGAAGGAGGCGTCAGGCTGCTGGCGATGAGACGCATGAAGCTATGGTCTGGGGTTTTCTGAGAGAACGAAACCACAGCTTGCGCGCGACGCGGCCCGGTCTGATCCTTGTGGTCGTCATACCACTTCAGACAGATGCAGCCGTCGCTGTCCAAAAGTCCTGCGAGATACTTGTCGCTGAGCCGTCCCTTGGCTCTGGTTCCTCTCGGTTCCAGTTTTCCAGGTCCAGTATTACTCGAACTACCCTTTAATTCGAGATTGCCGAGAGCACTGTGCTCGCGTAGCTCTCCGGCCGGAGCCGGACCGACTATCGCTTCAACGGCATTGCCCGTTGCCAGGTCACTTAGTCTGTGCGGGTGCATTTCTGGTGCTTCCCTCGGGTTCCCGGAGGTCCCCGTTTTTCAGACCCGGTTTAAAGAAGTCCTATCGAACTTCTCGACGAGTTTGGCCGACCAGATTTCCATTTGAAGCAGCGGTTAGCCAAAGCCCGTTCACATCCCCAAAATCTAGTAACGGATAGGGACGAACCCTGTCGATTGCAGGAGGTTGCCCGTAGAACCGACGGGCGTCAGTGCTGGGGTTGATCCTGACGTTGCGCCAGGAAAACCCGCACTCGGGATAGCCATGTGCGTAGCTCCATTGCTTGGGAGCTACCATCCTGTTGAGGGCAGCCCCCGGGTTAGCGGATGCGCCCTTCTCGACTGGCCGCGATGATGTCGGCGTCCTGTCGAGCCCACTCAGCCTCACGGCCGATGTACGCACCTTTACGGTGCGCGGCGTAGAGCTGGGCGATTTGAGCGCGCGTGTACGTGGGCCTTTCGGGCGGCAAGGAGGCATCGCCTCCGGTTGCGGGCCGAGCCCTGCCAGGAGCCGCCAGGGATGCCAGGGGTATCGCAGGCTCCCGGGGCGGCGCTGCCGGCGGGGAGTATTGCGCTGGCTCGAGGTGGCCTGTGGCTACTTCCTCTTGGAGGAAGCCTTTGAAGAACGAGATTACGCGGGGGGCTTGCGCCGCGGCGATAGCCTCGTTCAACAATTGCTGTCTAACACGTCCGGATAAAACATCAACCCCCAGCAGCCAGTTGTGCCAGCGCGGGTTGCGATCGACCTCACGATAGTTTGGCACTGCCAACTCGACGGCTTGGTCAAGCCGGATGCGCGCCTCTTGCGCGAGCCGCTGGCGCAGTTCGGCGTTCTGCTGCTCGATCTGCTGGAGTTGCGGGGCGATTGCTTGTGCCGCTGCGCGCTGGGCGAAGTCGACGAGCTCGGTACCGTAGTTCTGCACATCCTGGTCGGTGAGGTAGGCTGGCGGTGGGGGAGGGGCCTGCCGTGTAGGCTGGGGCGTGCGCTGCTGCGCGTGCAGCAGTTCCTTCCCCATCTGCGCCATGATCTCTTCTTGCTCGCCAATGATCTTTTGCGCCGCCGTATGCCGGCCCTGCCACGCCATGGCCTGGCGTTTCCAGTTTTGGTTCTCGTCGCTGGTGGGCGGCGGAGCCTCCGCAGGCACAGGCGTAGCCGTTGCGGTCGGGGGGGACTTGTCGGCCGTAGTCGGTGCCTGCGGAGCCGGAGCTTCCTCGGTCGGGGGAGCTGGGGAAGACTCCGGTTGGGGATTGGGTGCGGTCGGCGGGGAGGCCTGCGCGCCGTTCTGCGCATACAGCGCATCCACGGCTGCGGCGCGTTTCCTGACGGCTTCCGGGATTGTCTCCGGGTCAAAGGGGAGTTTGGCCAGGGGTTTCTGATCGACAACCACTTCAACCATTCTTTACCTCCTCGAACACTTTCAACAGGGCCGCACACTGCTGTGCGTGTCCCTGAGCCAGCGGCAAATTGTCGGTCGCGTAGATCAGGGTGTTACACACCGTGCCGGTGTACTCGGCAAACGCAGTGCAGAAATCGGCAAACTCGCGGGGGGCGGCGTTGCGCAAAAAGCGCGTGTAGTCCGCCAGCCCCTTCGTCGTCACGCGGCATCGTCCGGCGGCATCATCGCGGTCGGCGCCGAACCGAGGGCCGGCCCGCCGAGCGATGGGGCTGGCGCCGGCGTTGGCTCGACGGGCTGCGGGGCGGCGGGATAACGGCCCATCGCCCGCTGCAGCGGATCGGCGCCGGTCACGCTTTCGCGCTCGCCGCCGCCCAGCCGCTGCTGAACCCCGCCCTTGCCGGCATGCTTCACGACACGGCCGCGCTTCGAGAGCGGGGTGAGTTGATGCTTAAACACCATCGGTCGGTCCTCCGTAGCCGGCGCCGAACCCGCGCAGGCCCATGTCCGGCGCGCCCGAGAGCGGCGTGCCGCCCTTGCCGTAATTGCGCGTGCTGGCCGGCTTGAGCCGCGGTGGCTGTGTGACCACCTTGTTGGGGTCGAGCGGCTTGGGCATCGGCGGCAGCGTTACGCCGCGCGGTGGCCGCACTGCTCCCTTCGCCATCAGCGTGCTCCGGTCTGCCCGGCGGTGGCCGGCTGTGAGCCAGCGAAGCCGAACATCTTGCCCTTGCCCCCTTCGGCAAACTTATGGCCGGGGGCCGAGCTCTGGTCCTTACCGGTATTGCCGGGTTTGTCCGGGCCGGCGGCCTGTTGGCTGAACATGTGGGTATCCCCGCCTTCGGCAAAGGTAACGTCGTGACTGGATTCAACCTTGGTCTTGGCAGCCATCAAAGCCTCCTGTTTTGGAACGATGTAAGCACTATCGCGACTTGCGCGAGGCCGCGGCGGTGGCAGCGTCATCCGTCATCCACCTCGACCGCCACGGCAAACTCGCGCTCCATGTCCTGCTTTATCGGTGTCGACCGGGTGCCGGAGCGGAACTTGATCCAGGTTGCGCCGGCGCCGAATTGCTCCGGCAGCACCAGGCCAACGCCGGGCTGGATCCCGGGGAAGACCACCTCGAACGGGATGTAGCTTCCGGCCGTCACCTGCAGATGGAACAGGTCGTTGTACATCGCGCCGTCGGTCGAGACCTGGAAGCTCAGCGGCGCCGCCTGCCAGTTTCCCGGCATGGTAACCCGCACGATCCGGATGCAGCCAGAGCAGTCGAGTCCTTCCGACAGCGACTGGCCGGCTCGGATGAAGGGCCCATTGATAATCTGTAGCGCCACGGCAGCCTCCTATGGTGAACTCGGCACATTGAGCACGATCTGGAACGGCCGAGCGGCGGCCTGTACCACCGGCAAGCCCTTGGTGCCGGAGCGGAACCGGATGAAGGCAATCATGAAGCCTGCGCCGGGCGGCATGACATAGATTGCCCCCGGCAGCACGTTCGGCACGACCACCTCGAACGGCACGAAGGACCCGGTGGTCGCCTGAATATGAAACAGATCGTAGAATGTCACGTTATCCGGGGACAACTGGAAGGTCAGCGGCGCCGATGTCCAGGCGGGGGGCATGACGATGCGGATGATCGAACTGCCGGTGCAGTCGACACCCTCCGACAGCGACTGGCCGGCAGGGATCGTTGGGCCCGGCAGGAAATAGAGCGACATCGCGACTCCTATCTGATTGCCGGAACAATGCTATGAACGCCGCCGCCCATGACCGCGGTGATCAGAGCAATCAGCGCCAGCAGAAGAACAATAACCCAGATACCCTGCTTCACCTTCTCTGGGATTGGCTGAACGAATGACTCGATCACCCAGATAGCCAAGTAGACAATCCCACAAAGAATGATCAGCCCAACCAGGAACCATAAAACTTGCACTGCTAATGCGGCCATTGGTGGCCTCCTATGACCCGGTGGGCCCACTCATTTCTTCTTCCCCAGCTTCGCCTGGCCTTTGCGGTCCTCGGCCTTGTCCTGCGCGGTTTTTTCGTAGGCCTTGAGCGTGACGCCGAGCCGCTTGGCGCCCTTCTTGTCTTCCGCGATATCTCGCTTCGACCCCTCGTAGCGCTTCGCCATCAGCAGACTCCAGCGGCCCGATAGTTCAGAAACATGGATGCATCGTGGTTGGCGCGGTACTGCCAGATCGGAAGATCCGGATAACGCTGCTCGACACGCGCAAGCGCATTCACTTCCCACGACAGATTGCCGGTCAGCTTTAAGTGGCGCTTATACTCCTCTTTCATCACCGCGTCCAAAATCCCGGCAAAGGCGCGCGGAATAACCATGAGACCGCCGCAGAAACGCCAGCAGGGATATCGGTCGTCGTACGCATAGCCCCTATTCCAGCAGCCTGGGATTGCTATCGCCCGCTCGGTTTCCGCACGCTGCATGAAGTTCTGGATCATCTCGGCCGTCACGCCGGGGATGTGGAAAATCCCGTAATCGATCCACACCAGGACATCCAACAACGGGCAATCATCCGCGACAGCGGCAAGCCATTCGGTCTTCTGCGCCTGCACGATGTGATAGGCCGCCGAATTCTTGCGCGGATTGTCTGCGGTCGAGTGTGTGAAGGTGCCGCCATCAGCCTGCATCCACCGATGCAGCCAGCAGTTCTCCAGCCTGCCCTCGACCGCCAACAGCGGGACGTCGAGGGCGAGCAGCCGTTCACCCAGTTCGTAGTATTCCTCCGCCGGGCGTGGATGCTCTGGAATCGGGACGAAGCCGGTCACCGCCAGGATCATGCGTCACCTCGAATAAAGGCGAGCACCTCGTCGAGATCCATCCACGCCAGCCAGGCCTCGGCATCGCGCACGCCGAAGCTCGCCATCAACTGGCGATTGGCCGGGAAATAGGCCAGCCCGGCGGCAAACTCGATTTGCCGGTCGAAGAACACAAACGGTGGCGAGATGCGCGCGAGCCGGCCATCTTCTTCAAAAATCACAAACCTATGCTGGTAATAGCGGTTGGGCCGGCCGGGGATCGTCCCGGCCTCGTGCACCAGTGCGAGATAGACGCCCTCGGCCTCGATGACCTGCGAGCCGCCGCTGATGTGGCCGATGGCGTAATCGCATTCATGCTGCGCGATAATTCTGCCGCCAAAGCCGAGAAGGGTACCAAGCCGATAGACGAAGCATAAGTCGTCATTCCTGCCCACCCACGGCATCCAGTTCTTCTCGTGGTGACGCCCCAAGCGCTCATCTGGCGCCATGAGGATCCAGTTGTCGACGTGAACCGGCCACAGCACCTGCTCACACCAGCCCTCGACCGTTAGCTCGCGCACTGTCGAGGTCGTCCACAATCTGCCGGCGTGCTTAAACAGTCGACTATCCTCGAAGCCGCGCACGAGGTCGAATTTTGGCTCAGGCATCGCCGGCGGCGTGATCTCGTGGCTTTCCTCGACTGTCAGATCACCCGCAAGCCGAACAAGATAATTGCGAGTACGAATAGGATTGCTGCCGCTGTAACCACCATCAGCACCCAGTATTGCATAGGCCCCCTCCGGGGTGATCGTGTAGTTGACGGTCCGCACCAGCACCGTCGGCCGGCCCTCCTCATTGATGACAGAGGGGTTCATCGCGACGTAGCCGTCGGGCGCGTCGAACGGGATCCGGTACGGCTTGAACGACGGCACATAGCTGGAGAGCGGCTTGAGATACCAGAACATGTTGCTGCGCGCCATCTCGCGTGACTGCGCGGTGCCGGCGCGGCTCAAGGCCAACTCGTTGCACACGGCCGCCCCGCGCGCGCGCCGCCGCTCGTCGTAATAGGCGCAGATCGCAAATTCTTCCTTGAGGCCAGTCTCGTAGACGTAATCGTTGACGAACAGTTGGTCCTCCCTGGGATATGGGACCTGCATCCCAACCTCGGAGAACAGCAGGCTCGTGTGCTGATTGTCCGCCATCTCGCGGAAATACTTGGCCAAGTCGTAGAGCGTCTCGGCCCGCCGCGGCCGCATGTGGTAGGCCTGCAGCATCTCCCACAAGAACCCAGCCTTGTCGCCGAGATTGTCGAGGCAGTGGGCGAGGTGAAGCCTTGCGTTCCAGCGCTCTTCGTCGAAGCCGCCCAGTTCCACCCGCTTGCGATAGTGCTCGGCGGCCTTCTCCCAATTGCCTGCATCAAAGTAGCTTTGCGCGAGATAGAAGTGATACCGCTCGATCAGCCCGGGTCGCGTTTCGAACTTCAGCGCCTCCTCGAGCAGGGCGATGTCCCTGGCAAACTTGTCAGGCCGGTTCGCGCCGTCGGCGTGGTCGATGAAGTCCGCCCCGTCGAGTGTGCCGGCCGATGAAATGTCAAGATATTCATGAGTTACGCCAACATACTGGCCAGTGGCGCTGCGGTTCAGCAGCCGCCTGTTGGAGTAAGTGACCGAGCCTGCGGTCTGGTGCATATCATAGCTCGGCCCGCCGTTGAGGGACGCCAGCCAGTCTGGCCGCCCGACACGGAGCTCCATGTCGGCATCGGCGAGCAGGAGATAGTCGTAATCAAGCTTTGAGCCCCGCGCATGGATCAAGGCGAGATTGCGCGCTTGCGCAAAATTCACAAAGCCGGCCGCATATATTTCGATGGGCTTCCCTGCCTTGTCGAACAGGTCGCGCAGCAGCTCCGGCGTCCCATCAGAACTGCCGGTATCGAGAACCACAGCCGCATCGACATGCGGGAGCAGGCTGCGCACGCACCGCTCGATGATGGCAGCCTCGTTTCGAACAATGGCGTTCCAGGCCAGCTTCATTGGCAACTCTTCTCAGGCTGACGCCAGACCGCTGTCAGGTTCTCGAACCGGTCGAGCGCGTAGACGATGCGCTGGTCTGGACCGGCCCACGGGTATTGCGGCCCGTGGCCGTGGCTGTTGGCGTATTGCGTCATGAAATAGCGGTAGGGGGCATGGCTGAGCCCCGCCATCATCCATGGACCGTTGGATACGAAGAAGTTCATGCGCGCCTGCTCGTACAGCGCCATGCGCACTTGCACGTCGGTCGAGGCGTGCGGGTATGTCGGGAAGCCGTCGAGCGGCTCGTGCGCCTTCGCGGTGTCGCGCACGAAAATCACGCCCGCGTCGAGACCCGCAGCAAACCGCAGCCACTCTCGCAGATTGCTGTTGCGATGCGTGTCATACGCGGCTTCGCGCAGCGTGATGACCACGGGGGCGGAGCCAACGCATTTGTCGATCATGGATCGAACCGTTTGGCGCGCGGCCTCGGGCGCCTGTAGCCGCGGCACGGGCTCGCCGCGTTCGGCCGCCCCCACCATGGCGTTGAACATGTGGTCGAAGGACAGAAACGGCGTGGTGTCGTCGGCGGTGATCGCGGGATCCTCGACCGCCCCGAGCATCGGCAGCAGCGGGCGCCAGACTCGATCCAACCAATCAGCCGCTGCTCGTGACCGGCTGCTGGCCGCGCTCGGAACCGGTGTGGTGTCGGCGAAGCTGACCCGCAGCGGCGCCGGCGCGCCCATCCGCACGCGCGTCATCTCGGCCTCGGCCAGCCAGATCAGGAACTCGAAGGACGGCGTGCCGGGCGAGCAGTACCGGCGGGCGCTGAAGTCGATCAAGCTAGGCCCCGGTGGCCCCTGTCGGACCCGCTGCCCCGGCCGGCTGCATAACGGTCTGGCTGATTTCGACCGACCCGCCATCGGGGACCGAAATCTGGCTTAACGCCGTCTCGATAGCGCGTTCGCGATCGGGGGCGTCAACAACGATCGACATAACGCCAGTCGTTGTCCGGTAGGTCACGTTAAAGGAAAAAGACGTCGGGGCCCCGCCCACCGGGCCGGTGGCACCCGTCGATCCTGTCGTCCCGGTGGTTCCTGTCGTTCCAGTCGCCATAATAACCTCCTTCAGGTTTCAGTTTTCACCCAGGCCCACCACCGATCGGCGGCGGACGGCTGCCGGGGCCCTGCGGCTGCGGTTGGTTGCCGACAACGTTGGCCGGCTGCGCGGCCTGGTTGGACATCGGCGTCGGCTGGTTGCCCTGCATGCTCTTGGCCGCCTGCGCCATCGGAGCGCCCATCGGTGGACCTCCCGGCGATCCTGGAGGCATGGCCCCCGAGGGGGTACCAAGCCCAGGGGGACCTCCAGGACCCGCCGCTTGTGAAGCCAAAAGTCCGGACGTGAGCTCGGATGCAATCTTCTGTGTCCCCAGTTGCACGCCCATCTGGATGCCCTGCTCGACCCGTTGATTGAGGGCCTGCTGCTCGCCGCCCTGCTGCTGCTGCGCCTGTCTCTTGTCGAGCTCGTCGTCGGACGGCACGATAACGTCGCCGTCGAGACCGATGGTCTGCGATACGCTGCGCAGGACCGCGCCGCGGCCCTTCATGCCGATGATCGACATGTCGATCGGGTTGCCCGTGTGCTGCAGGAACTCCAGCTGCCGCTGGCGCTGGGTCTCGCGCTGGATGGCCACGCTGACGCCGCTGACGCTGATGTCTTCCTCGCCGGTCAACAGGCCCGTGGTGTCCGTCAGCAACACCAGATCGGCGAGCTGCTGCAGGGCGATCTCGAAAATATCCCGGTCGATGTTGGCGGCCACGTCCTGCAGGATCTTGCTAGCGTTGCCCATCAGCATAGCGAGGCCCGAGGCGGTGCGGCCAGCGCCGCCCGAAGCCTGCCCGCCGATATATTTCGGGATAGCCGACACGTCGTCGGAGAGGTCGACGAACGCCTTGAACACGGTCAGCAGATCCTGGGCGTTCGACTGCGGCTGGTAGAACTCGACCGGCGGCTTGGCGTTGTTGCCGACCGGGTCGTTGGTCGCGTGCCAGCGCTTCCACGGATAAAGCTCGTCGGTGTTCTCTTCCGGCCTGACCCGGTCGTCGTTGATGACGACCTGGGGGCCGCTCGCGATCGAGAGATTGTTGACCAGGCTGCGCAGGGTGGCGTTCGCCACGTCCTGCAGGTCGGCAATCATGTCGACCAGGCCATTGCCGACCGGCGTCCCCGGCACCTTCTCGAAACTGGTGATAAAGTAATTGTGCCGCGCCCGCGGCGACGGCGACAGGTTGGCCTTGATGATGTGTGAGCCGATGCAATAGACGTCGACCCGATAATCGCGCAGCTCGTCGGACACCCCCGGCATGCCGTATTCCTGCAGCAGGCGGCCCTGGACGTTGCCGTGGAATTCCATCTGCGAGATCAGGCCAGAGCGGTTCCAGGCGGGGCTCTCGCGGTTCTCGAGCACGGAGCGCTCGGCGTCGGTGGTGTCCCAGTTGTCGTAGAGCCCGCCGCGCCCGTACTCATCGAGCACGGCGCGCACCTCGTCCTGATTGAACCCCGGCAGGTCGAGCAGGTCATTGAGTTCGGCCCGCGTCAGGCGGGATTTCTCGATGACATTGGCGTTCTCGATGCCGCCGACGCCGGGCGTCCACCACAGGTCGAACGGCGACACCCGTGACCACACCATCTTCGGGACCTGCTGGACGATGGGCTGGCCCCCGCCGGGCGGCCAGCGGATCTCCGGCATGATCTTGACGGTGGGCCCCTTGATGCAGGCAAACGGGAAGATCGGCAGATCCTTGATGAATTCCGCCAGCGCCCCATAAAATCCGCCTTCGCGCAGGAATTCCTCGATGCGGTCCTCGGACACTTGCGCCTGCTCGCGCGCCTTCTTCTTTGCCGCCTCGGACGCCGACTCCAGCAGTGCTGCCCGCCGTTTCTGTACGTCTTCCGGCGACGGCTGCTGACCGGTCGTCTGCATGACCATCTGCTGCTCGTGGCTCATGAGCGCATCAATCTTCTGGACGATGTCGGCGGGGACATCGGGGTCGGCCGGCGGGCTGATCGACCACGGCCGGTCATTGCCGAGGTAGACGTCACGCAGCAGCGACGAGGCGGCTCGGCATTTCTGCGCGGTGAGGCGCGCATAGACCTGGCTGCCGCCGAACTTCACCACCTCCTGCATCTTGGTGGGGGAATACTGGCCGTTGAACGTGCGCAGCGCCTCGAGCAGACGGTTCGACCAGCCCGACGCGGTGTTGCGGTGGTTGCGGAAGATCTCGAACTGGCCGCGCACGTAGCCAATCAATTCCGGCGGCGCCGGCTCGGGCGGCGCCGCGGCGGCGGAGCGCGCGAGCTGCTGTTCGCGCAGATGCGCTTCCAACGCCGCCGGAGGAACGACTTGTAAAACGCCTTGGCTTCCGAGCGGGTTTATTGCCATGACCGCTTATATAGACCATAAGGGGTTTGTCGCCTTATCTCATAAGTGGACGACACATGCCAGACTTGGATGAGTTCGCACTCGCAAAGCTTGCCCGCGAAGTGGCGATGAATATTCGCCCCTTTCCGGTTATTCTCGCGGACTTCGGGCTCGACGAAAATGGTTTTTACGAAATTTCGAAAAATGCGTTTTATAAGCGGGCGCAGGAGCAATTCACGCTCGAATGGAATTCCGCGCTATCGGCGAACGAGCGGGTCAAGCTGATCAGCGCCGCCTATCTGGAGCAGGCACTACCCCGACTGTGGCAGCGCATGACGGGCGACGAGCCACTCGCCGCCGCCGCCGATGTCGCAAAACTGTTTTCCCGCAACGCCGGCCTGGGCGAGGTCAAATCCGAGCAAAAAGGCGCTGAACGCTTCCAGATCACCATCAACCTCGGCGCCGACAAGGAAATCTACGACAAGCCCATCGCGGTCGAGCAGCCAGCCGATAACACCTTGGCTCTAACGGTTATGCACGAAGACGGGCGTGTACGCCCTGATGCCCAGGAGACCACCCATGGCGAAGAAAAACTGGATGGCGGGAGCCGTGAAGAAGCCGGGAGCCCTGCACCGCTCACTGGGCGTGCCGGAGGGGGAGAAGATCCCATAAGCCGTGCAGACGGCGTCTCAACGCCTGATGCCGGCGAAAACCGAGAAAGCCGCCCACTCGAGCAACCCAACCCTGAAGCGGCGCGCCGTGCTGGCGAAGACGTTCGCCAAACACCGGCCATAAGCCGTGCAGACGGCGTCTTGACGCCTAACGTAAATAAAGAAGGGTGGGGACCAACGCACAAATGCACGATTGAAGGTTGCCAAAAATTGCAAAAATCGCGCGGGCTTTGCGCAAACCACTACCAGAAAGACCTGCACCGGCGCCGCAAGGAGGCGCGCTACGTGCGCGAGCGGGGGGTCTACTGAGAGGGAACCTATTATGTGGCGATGGTGGTCAAGAGGGCTATGGCGCAAGTTTAAACCCTGCGTCTTCTATAACGAGGAAATGCAGATCACGGAAATGATCCTGGAGGACGTTCCTGTCGTCTGGCGGCCGTGGGGACCATACAAAGGTCATGCCGTCGACTGCGGCTATGCCATGGACGACGGCAGGCTTGTCGGCATCAAAATCTGGGATGATGTGCGGCGCCGCGTACTTTGGCACGACGTTTACTCAAGGACCGGTAGGCTCTCAGTTTGATGAGCATCAATTACACCGCACCCCCCACGCTCGCGCGGTTCATGAAATCCGACGCCTTTGGAAGAATATGCGCCGGGCCGGTCGGATCCGGCAAGACCACCGCTTGCGTGCTTGAGCTCTTGCGCCGGTCGATGGCGCAGGCCAAAGCCCCGGACGGCTACCGCTACACCCGCTGGGCCGTCATCCGGCAGACGCTGAAGCAACTGCGCGACACCGTGCTCAAGGACGCGCAGGTCTGGCTGCAAGGCCTCGGCGAATGGCGGGTCAGCGAGAACACCTTCCGGCTCGAGTTTGGCGACGTCAAAAGCGAGATGCTGTTCATCCCGCTCGAGGATGCCACCGACCAGGCGCGGCTCTTATCGTCGCAGCTCACAGGCGCCTGGGTTTCCGAACTGATCGAGGTCAACTTCGACATCCTGGCCCCGGTCAGCGGCCGCATCGGCCGGTATCCCTCGGCAAGCCGCGGATCGCCGACCTGGTACGGGATCATCGCCGACACCAACATGCCGGTGGAGATGTCGGACTGGCACAAGCTCATGACCGAGCCGCCGCCGAACTGGCAGGTCTTCATCCAGCCCAGCGGCATGGCGCCGAACGCCGAGAACCTCAATCATCTGCTGCAGAGCGAGGCCACCGCCAAGCTGCCGATCGACGATCCGGTGCGGCTGGCGAAGGGGCGCGAGTACTACACGCGCTTCCTCGAGATGTACGGGTCGGAACACCCATGGGTGAAACGGTACGTCTACGCCCAGTACGGCAACGATCCATCCGGCGAGGCGGTGTTCCGCGCAACCTTCATCCCATCCTTCCACGTCGTGCCGGAAACTCTCGTCATCCCCGGCTACCCGCTGATCGTCGGCATCGACTTCGGCCGCAATCCATGGGCCCTGATCTGCCAGGTTGACCACACCGGCCGGCTGCTCGTGCACGAGGAGGTCCCCGCCGCCAACATCGGCCTGGAAAAACAGGTCGAGATGAAGTTGCGGCCGCGGCTGTACAGCAACAAGTTCGTCGGCTCAAAGGTTATTCTGGTCGGCGACCCGTCCGGCGTCGCCCGCGGCACCATCGCCGAGGAAACCTCGTTCGACGCGCTCAAACGGCTCGGCCTGCCGGCGTTCCCGGCCCCCACCAACGACATCGATGCGCGGCTGCGCGCCGTCGAGACCCTGCTCGGCCGGCAGGTCGGCGGCAAGGCCGCCCTGGTGATCAATGCCGCCGGCTGCCCGTTCCTGGTGCGCGCCATGTCGGGCGGCTACCGCTTCAAGAAGCACAAGGACGGCGGGCTGCGCGCAATCCCCGAGAAGTTTGACGTCGATGGTTTCTCGCACGTCGCCGACTGTCTGCAGTACGTCGCACTGGTCGTGCACGGCAACCTCGTACATGAGTTTGCCCGGCGGCTGGTGCCGCGTGTCAAGCGGCAGGAGCGGCCGCGGGTTACGGCGATGGGGTGGACGTAGCAAATGGGAAAGCACCCGCTGGAAGATAAGGTCTTTTTGAAAAATCAGCGCTTACTCAAGGCCATGGCAGATGACGAGCAGCGATGGCAGGACTGTACGAGGGCAAACCAGCAGCTGGCTGGCCAAGATCGGATTAGGTGGGCCGTGACGGAACGGCTGGATGCAATCGGCGCTTACTGGCAATGGCTCAATCAGTGCACGTGCATTGTCTGTTACCGAGGCATGTTTTTCAGCATCGATGCCGGCAGGGAACCAACAAAGAACCGCGAGCTCACCCGACAGGAGATTTGCGATGCTGGCGGCCAGGTGCTGATGATCGACAGCGAAGAGGCTGCCAGAAACATGTTCGCCGACGTGCATTACCCCAACAACTGAAAGGCGGTGCGGATGAGAGTCTTCGGATATTCGGCAGTGCTGGCGGCGGTGCTCACCTGCTTCGGCGCCCAAGCACAGCAAGGAGCACAGCAAGGTGCCGACACGTACAACTGCGGGCTGGGACGCTGCAGTGCGCGCTTCGACCCCACCAGCATGGGCGGCAACTGGTCCTGCTATGGGCCGGTCGGCAGCTGCGGCCCTGGCACATTTGCCAACCACTTCGACGCATCCTGTGCCGGCGGCATGACCGACAACAACACGGCGCTCGCGCGCTGGTGGGCCTATGGCCATGGCCTGGGCACGAGCTTAGCGAAGCTGCGCCTGCCACCCGGCTCCCTCTGCGGCTTTGGCACCAATCAGAGCCTGGTCTGCGACACCATCAAGGACGATGCCTCGACGCTGATCCGCAACGCCTACATCTGGGGCTACGGCACGTCGTGGGACCGGATGCAACTCGGCGGCAACGGCTTCCGCAGCGATAATATCGGGCAGGGATTTTCCTCGGCGCTCATCGACGAGGCGTTTGCCGGCGCAACGACTGTCCGCGTCATCGATGGCTACGTCGGGATCTTTGCTGTCGGCGACTGGGTCATTGTCACCGGCCTGCCAGGGCAGGGCTCGGGGTTCGGCCCGACACATCAATATCATGAGCACCGGCAAATCACGGCTATCAGCGGGAACACCATCACGTTCGCACACGGCGTGACCCAATCGTACAAAGCGACTTATCCGAATTTCAATACATACAATCCGGGCCAAGGCGGGCCGGCGCAAGTCTACCGGATGGCCAACTGCTTCGACACGACCGTCACCTATGCCGGGCTCACGCTCACCATCCCGGCCAGCAACGTGCAGAACAACATGACGGGGCGGTCGGTCACGCTGCAGGACATGACCGTGCACGGCAGCGTTGGCCCTGGCGCGCTGGTCGAGGGACACGTCATCGGCGGTTTCTACGCGACGTGGGAGATGGACAAGAACAACGACTTGTTCACCTTCGACGGCGTCTATGTGCAGGGGAATATCGCTTTCCAGAGCACGAGCACGACCCCTGCCAGCATCGCCAACACCCGCGTCAACGGCAGCATCGTCGGCACGCCCAACGACCTCACGATCAAAGGCTCGGTCATCGTCGGCGACTTGCAGGTCGGCGCCACGTGCTGCGGCATGAGCACGGTGCTGACGCTCGACACCGTGCATTACGGCAATGGTCGCCCAGCGGGACAGGAAATCGCCAAGAACTCGCTGCACTATAACGGGGCTGGCATCTTTTCGATCAGCCTTGGGGCTTACCAGACGTCGCCGTTCCCCGGCCTGTTTGTGCCCGGACACAAATACTTCTTCGGGGACAGTCACGGCGACAACACCTGCACGCCGCTAAAGACCTTCACCGTCCGCGAGGTGGTGCATGTCGATGATGGGACCGTGCAGATCCAGACCGACCTGACCGGGCCGCTGCCCAAGCTCTCCTGCGGTGATGGCTTGGACTACAGCACCTACGCCCGTTATGCGCTGATGCGGCTCAACCAGATTGGCGTGACTTACGACAACAACGCGCTGCTCTGGAATTCAAAGGTTCTGGCGCCTCAGTGATGGAGTGACAGTCTGATGACCGACACCCCGGACTGGCTGCTCGAGATGCGCGCGCTGACAGGGCTGACGGAAACGCCCGGCAGCGCCGACAACCCGAAAATCCTGGCGATGGCGGACACGATCGCCAGGGCCTATCCCGACATGGCCGCGTATTGCTCGACCTATCAGCACGATGACACGCCGTGGTGCGGGCTGACCGTCGCCTACTGCATGACGCGGGCCGGTATCCGCCCGGTCTGGGGCCCGACCGACACCGACCGATGGCTGTGGGCGCAAGCGTGGGGCAGCTCGGCATGGGGAGATAAGATCTCGGAGCCGAGGCCCGGCTGCGTGGTGGTGATGACGCGCTCGGGCGGCGGACATGTGACGCTCTACGAGCGCACCGAGGGCTCGTACTACGTCTGTCGCGGCGGCAACCAAAGCGATGCCGTCAATACACAGAGCTATGCCAAATCGTCCGTCATCGCGCTGATGTGGCCGAAGAGCGGTCCGCCGCTGCCACCGGCACCGCCGGCACCGCGTGCGCAGATCAAGAAAGGATCCACCGGACCGGACGTCGTCTATCTGCAGACGGCGCTGGGCATTCCCGCCGACGGCCAGTTCGGCTCAGTCACCGATGCGGCCGTGCGCGGCTATCAGACAGCCACCGGGCTCACCAGCGATGGCGTTGTCGGCCCGGCGACCTGGGACAAGGTCGATGCGCTGGTGGCACGCATGGAAGCGGGCCACGCCGGCATCTCCGATGCATTGATTGCCGACATCGCCGAGCTCGCCAAAACCGCGCCGATCCAGTCATACTCTTGGAAGGATAGAGGCAAATCGCCGCCCGGCTACATCGCCGGCATGGGGCAGTGCTACGCGCTCGCGCTGACGTGGCTGAACGAGAACCCCCCCGATCCGGCCGCCGTGGAGATGGCGCAGAAAGCCGGCAATGGCGACACCGACGCGCTCGCGTGGTATTCGGCCGAGTTCACCAAGCTCGGCATGAACAATTCAGTGGCGGGCAAGGACACGCTGCGGCATCTGTTCGTGCTGATGATCGGCCTCGGCATGCGCGAAAGCAGCGGGGAATACTGCTGCGGCCGCGACCAGTCGGCGAGCAATGTCACATCCGATACGGCCGAGGCCGGGCTGTTCCAGACATCGTGGAATATCAAGACCGCAAGCCCCAATCTGCCGACGCTCATGGATGATTACTGGGAGGACCCGCGCGGGTTTCTGCGCATCTTCGCCGACAAGGTAGACCCGTCGGCGAGCGACCTGCAGGTTTTCGGGTCGGGTCAGGGCGCTATGTATCAGTGGCTGGCAAAATACTCGCCCGCCTTTGCCGTCATGGTGACGGCGATCGGCCTGCGTTCGCGCCGCAACCATTGGGGCCCGATCAACAACAAGGCCGCCGAGCTGCGCGACGAGGCCGACGACTTCCTGAAAGAGGTCGAGACGCTGGTGCAGCAAGAACCGGGGCCGGAGCCAGAGCCGGTGCCCGAGGCGGCGACTGTTGTCATCACCACGACCGGGCCGGTGACCGTGACAATCAATGGAACGGTTTTTAGCCCATAGGAGGTCACCATGGCGGCGTTCGGCTTCTTCGACCTGACCGGCATCGTGTTTCGGCTGTTCCAGAACCGCGCCGAGATCGAGCGGATATGGGCCGACATCCGGTCGCTGGGCGACAAGATCGCGCCGGGCGTGTTGCCATCGCAGAACCCAGCCGTGGCCGCGGCAACAACATCGGCAGCAACACAATCGGACTTCTCCATGCGGTGGCTGCAAGAGAGCCTCAACAAACTGAACAATGCGGGCCTTGATGTTGATGGCGAGTACGGCGAGAACACCAGGGCGGCCATCATGGCGTTCCAGCGCAGCAACGGCCTCGAGGTCGATGGCTGGGCGGGCGTCGAAACCAGCGCGAAGATCTACGAAATGCTGGACGCAAAATGACCGGGACCGACCATGTTCAGCGAAGAGACCGCCCGCCAGCTCCTGTCGCTGATCATTGTCGGTGGGTTCTTCGGGCTACTGGGGATTATCCTGTTCGGGTTCGTTGACGTGCAAGACCCGGCCATGGCCAAGCTGGTCGGTGTGATTACCGGGGTTCTGGGCGCCAAGCTCGACGTCGTGCTCTACAGATATTTCGGGCCGGTCGTGAGGAAGAAAGAAGAAGAGGGCTCCGATGCCTGACGTAACGATCGCGCCGCCGCACGAGTTGGCGAAGCTCAGGTGCCGCTTTGGCTGCGATGCGCCGGTCGGTATTTTCCACGTGCCCGCGGGCTGCATCTGCTTTGCCGATCCGGTGCAGGCCCTGTGCATGCAGCATTTCGTCAAGGCGGAGTCGACGGGCCCGATTACGTGCATCGTCGATTTCAGAATTCAGGAGTGAGAGCATGCCGGCCGTGGAAGAGGGCGCCAAGGTTGCCGAGCGTGGCCGCGACAAGATCGGAGACTTGGCGATTAAACTCGCCAATGCTGCTCTCATTGCGCGGGAGCGCGGAGATGGGGCCGCGGCGCTCTTCTTTGCGACCAAGGCCGCAGAGTGCCTCCAGCTCGCCAAGCTGCTGGGCTGGAAAGGGAAGCCATGAGCCCGGCAATGGAAGAGGGCGCCAAGGTCGCCTCGTCGTTCATGGAGGCAATGAAGAGCCAGCCGCTCGCGCTCGCGCTGGTGCTGTGCAATCTGACCCTGCTGGCGCTGTTCTTCTACGTGGCGAGCTTGTCGAGCGGAAACCGCGCCAAGGAATTTCAATCCATTCTGCAAATGCAAAGGGAAGTGCAGCAGCTACTCTATCAATGCACCCCTCCGGCACCAAGGGGTTAGGCATGCTGTTTCCTGGGTCGCTGATTGTTGGATTGTTCTTTAGGGACCGCATCCTTTGTGATCCAGTCGCCATAGGATGCCAAATATGCCGACTGTTCAGGACATCGGCAGCATTCCGATTCAGTCCTGCACGCGCGACCTGTAACAAATTCTGTCTCGCAAAAGCGGCAGTATTCACGGTTGCTCATTGGCTTTTTCCTATTGCATCGCTGTAGCGGCCGGCAGGCTGATGGGGATAATAGCATAACTGCACGCCCAATCGCCCCGGCGGATGAAGGAACCCAGCAATGGTGACGCAGGAGGTCGGCAAAGTCGCAACATCAGCCGTCGAGGCAATGAAGTCCACGCCGCTCGCAATCGCGCTGCTGGTGGTGAACGTGGGCTTTCTCAGCTTCGCCGCCTACGTGCTGGGCGAAGTCGCCGCCAATGCCAGCGAGCGCAACAAGTCGCAGCTCGAATTGATCAGCAGGCTCGTCACCGACATCCGCGATTGCCGCCAGGGACCGCCGACGTGACCCCACAAAAAGACCGTCAGATAACCGCGCTACTCGTGGCAAAACAAAACATGGACGCCATCAAGGTCAAGACGCTGAACATGAGCGCCGGGTCGAACGCGGAACGGGCGTGGCTGCTCGATGCGGTCGAGCTCCTGCTGCGCATCGAACTCGAGCGCAAGGGCAAGGATTTCTGATGGTCGACATCTGGTCCGCACAGCAAACCGAGATCTTCCGCACCATGTGGGAGCACGGGGCAACGTGCCGCGAAATCGCCAAGACCCTCGGCGTCAGCAAGAACGCCGTCGTCGGCAAGCGCGCCCGCCTGAAGCTGCCAGGACGACCAAACCCGGCCCGACAGCGCGGGCCGGGCGGGCGGTGCGGACCAAGGCTCCCGCAACCGCCGGCGCCAGAACCAGAACCCGCCATCCCCCTCATCTGGAATGCCCCGACGTTGCAACCGCTCGAGAGCTACTTGCCGCTCGAGGTCCTGACCAGCAGCCAGTGCCACTGGCCCCTCACCGACGACCGGCCCTTCCTGTTCTGCGCCGCACCGGCCGACCCCAAACAACCCTACTGCCCAGTTCACCGCGCGATGGCCTATATGCCCTGACTCATCGCGATCGATCTTCTCGCTCCCGGGCCACCCGCGACGCTTCCTGCTCGGCCCGCACCCGCTCGTAAAGCTGACGCATCCCCGCCAGCACGTGCTCAAGCTGCGCCCGCGCAAGCATGAGCTCCTCGTGCAGCCGCTTGTTCTCGTCCCGCAACGACTCCGTAAGCCGCAGAAGACTCTCGCGCTGGTTCAGAAGCAGCTCGACGTTGTCCATCACCCCACCTTCACCTTGCGCGACCCGTCGCCAGACACCTCGGTCACTCAGCCGGATAATCCTCCCGCTCGCTCACCTTGGGCGCCTCGGTCTCGCCCAGGATAAACTCCACGTCGATGACGTCGCCGTCCTTCAGCGTTGCCCACTGACGCTGGACGTAGTCATGCGCCACACGATGCGTGCGCGGGTTAGCTGGGAAATTATACGGATCGTAACTCACCCCACGGCACTGCGGCTGGATATAGATGATGCAATACTCATCAGGCTTGCCGCGATAGCCGTCCCGCTGCAGCAAGTACCGCTGCGCCTCGTTGGACGGTACCGGCCGGATGCAGATCACCGGACAGAACGTGTTGCGGTCGCGGACCTCAAGACACTTCACTTCCATATGGCACCCTACCCCCGCCGCTCGAGAGGCCGGCCATCACATAAGATGTCAGGGTGTTACAGACAGAGCGCGTCAGTGCAGAAGCCCGCAAAAGGCCTTCCCCCGCTGTCATTCGCAAACCCCCGGAACGCACGGCAGCATCACGCTGCGCGCGCCGAAAAGAAACCAGCACCGGCCGCACAGAAGCTCGCCAGTCGTATGCGCAGCACGGCTGCGCGCACGCGCACTGTCCGGATGGGTGTGAGCACCCACAGCCATTTCTTGATGCGGCGCCTCAGCCATTGTGCCCTCTCTTGCTGCCCTCCCACTACACTTGACCATTGCCGCAAGCGCAATCGATAATGGCCAGTGTTCCTGTGGCTCAAGGGCGAAAATCGGAAGCCGCGGCCGGAGGCAAGACCGGTCCAAAACTTGCGTAGGTCGATCGAGCAACGCCTCTCGTCATCAGCGCCAGAAAGCTCGGACATCAAGTGGGATTTCCCCTCTGGGGATGCGTGAGCGAGACCCACAGGAACACACCCCCAATCTCTTGCTGCCCTTCCACTATACGGGCGATGTCGTGGCCTCGCTTAACGCCGCCTCCAGCTTCCGGATTATCTCCTTCCGGTCCAGGGCCGTTTGGTTGCGCAACTCCAAGTCGGACCGCAACTGCTCAACCTCCCCGGCAACCAAACCCAACACGGCGTCGGTGTGCTCGTCTAAAACAATCCCCGCTTCAACCACCTTCCCCCGCATTTCCCGGTGCCACGCAGTCACGTTGGTCTTGGTCATGGTCGCTCTCTTTCCTCCCCTAACTCCTCTAGTCGATCACCACGGTCCATAGCGACCCGGCTAACGTGCACCAACGAAGACCGCAGCCGTTCGATTTCAGCCCGTTGTCGCTCCACCAGCTTGTCAAGCCGGGCAATCTCATCACCCATATGCCGCGTCATCGCCTTGCTGTTCATGACCGCGCACCCTTCTTCCTGCCCTTCCACTACCCAAAACCCCCCCCGCCCTTCCCCTCCACCACCGCCCGCGCACACACGTCGGCATGCTTCTGCAGCCGCTCAACCAACTGCATCACCTGATTGGGGGTCAGCCCAATGAACACCTGGCCAACATCACCGCCAGGCCGCGCGTTGAACACCAGCAGCACCTCGCCGTTCGCCGCAAACGTCGTGACATTGCAGTGCGCAGGCTCATCCACCAGAACAATGCCGCCAGGAAGAACCGAACCAGGAGTTGCCACCATGCGGAGTCTCTCTTGCTTCCTGCCCTTCCACTATAAAGACCTTCCTTGCTGCACTTCAGCAAATACGAGCCTGTCCTTGTCCACTCGAGAGGCCTGTCAAAGTGCAGCTCAGCCAGAGATGTCGGCTATATCCTGACGTGTCTACACAGTCAGTGCAAAACACAACTGACTGCCCTTGTGGATCGGCCATTCAAATGGGGGATGGGTCATCGGGCAGTCTGCCCTAACCAATATACGTCAGTACAACCTGAGAGGCAGTAAGACCGATGGGTAGACAGCAGGTTGAAAGGGGAATTGAGAGGCTAGAGATTTGGGGGGGACGTATAGAAGAACTCGACGGGTAGGCCCTGTCCAGCCTGGGGGTAGGGGTACCCCTAGGGTGGCGTGGCGGGGGGTGGCTACCCCCTAGGCTACCTCTCAGGGGACCCGCCCTGGGTGAACCTGTCGTTACCAACGACAGGGCGGCATCAGTAGTATCAATGGCTTAGCTAGGTTTGCCGAGTTCGGGGCAACGGTCGGGGCAACGGTTGGTTTGTTCCGGGCTTTTCTTTTAAGACGGAAATGATTTATTTCAGCGGAACGACATAAACACCGAGGTCTTTTATGGACCGCCATCCCTCATGGCTCGAGAAGCTAAATTCCCGTCCTCCTGTTTTCCAACCCACGTGGAAGTCCAACCGCAAGGCCAATGTGTTCAAGCGTCGGTTGGCCTATGTCCACGGCAAGGTTGACCTGATTGACCGCATTGAACGGATTAGCGTTGCACGGCTGATGGATATTTTGGAAATACCGCGCGGTTTACGAAACGCGCGTGTTTATATGCAGGTATCGGCAGCGATGGCCGAATTAGGCTGGGAAAAGGTCAACGCACCGTACGGGATGACGGAAGGACCGAAGCACAGGGCAAGGGGATTTATCAGAAAGCCTACCAGGTAGGGTTTTGCGGACAATAAGGGATGCGGCACGATTTTAACTTACCGGGCACCCTGCCGCATTTCGGGCAGGGGTTTCCAGCTGAGGGAAGCTTTATGATTTTGTCTGGGCTGGCGCTTGCTGCTATGGCACGCAAGGCGTCTTTGGTGAGGGGAGGGTGTGCTTTCTTACGAGCAAGCTTCGGATTGAACCACGGGCCTTTGCTGAAGGGCATTGCTAAGGCCTGTGTTGTGGAAGGGCTTGCTGCGCCTCGCGCTAAGGGAAAAAACTCGTCCTTGTCAAGTTTTGGCCTTTTGCAATGGGTTACGACCCCACCCCCCGCACGAAATCGATCAGTATTATGGAACATCTCGCACTGATTCGGTTACGTCAGCATGACTGACTCACCTGTCGGCTAGAACCGTTTCCGCCGTTCCAGCTCCCGCTCGATTGCGCCGCGGATGACGTCTAATCGCGTTTCATTTCCCCCTTTGAACCGATCGATATCCGCCAGCATTTCGTCGGTCAGGGAGACCAGCAAGCGGACGCCATACAATTTGGGCCGGTGCGGGGGATTGAAAACCTTGGGTTTTTTGCTGCGCATAATTATTTTTCTACTTTCGTATATATGTTAGTTGACACGCATTGCCTACTTACGTATATATGAAAGTACCGGCGGACACAAGTGCCGCCCAAACCGGAAGGACAAGACGATGACGCACTCAAACGCACAAATCGAAGACTATAAGCATCTGCGCGCGTGGTGCTGGATGATCCTAAGTGTGGTCCTTCTGACCGCGATTGGGATTGTCGCTTCCGAATATCAGCGGCGCCATCCCGGCGAGGCCACTATGACCGCAACATTGCTCAATAACGCGGAATAAGGACGAAACGGGCAAGCCCACCCGAACCGGAAAGGACAAGACAATGAATATCGGACAGACCTACATCCAAGAATTCCAGGACGGCGAGAGGCTGTATTTTGTCCCAGAAGAGCGATGCAAGAACGGCCATTGGAAGGGGCGTATGCAGCGCCGAGCTCCCGGTCGCAAGAAACCATCCGCTAAGGTGACACAAGTTTTCGTATCTCACCCGCCGCTGTGGACTGAACTGAAGGGACCAACCCAATGAACATGTCCGTAGCTGTCATGCCCAAGGTCGTCTCAGACGCCCGCGCCTATGCCCCCTACGATAAGATGACGGCATTCTGGCACGGCTACTACGATTACCACGAGAATGTCCGTCAATCTTTCGAGGGCGCGGACCAGCAAGCCTACGATCGCGGCCTAGAACTGGCGATGAAAAGGACGAAACGGGCCTAAGCCCGTAGCGCCGTGATGCGGCGCCTGATGAGTCCGCCCCCCTGTTTTGCCCCCCTACCGCCCCGACCCCATGGGCCCTAAACTCACGCCCCCGGAAAGGAACCACCACAATGGCTGAACAAATTCTCTTCGATCGGCTGGCCTATCTGGACCGGCTCAAACGTGCCGGCATACCCGAAGATCATGCCCGCGCACACGCTGAAGCTATCGACGAAGCCTTGCGCGAGAGTGTGGCAACCAAAAGGGACTTGCGCGAGCAAATCGAGCTGTTGCGCCGGGACATGATGATCACGACGGGCACGGCATCGATTGCGTTGTTCGCGGCGCTCGTTGGCATCAAGTTCTTTGGCTGACCGGAAATGGAAACGCCGCGGGCGCTGTTGCTCATTATTGCGACCACGGCGGCCATTGCCGGGGCAGCGGCCGGCTTTGTTGGTTTCAAGATTGGGCAAACCCCGCCGGCGCCTATCGTTATTCAACTGAAGTGATAAAAATGACCAACGACGCCGAACTTGCCGCCGCGCTGGCTGAACTCAATCGCAAGCTTGATACGATTATCGCGCGGGATCGATCTATTATCAATTGGCCGCAACGGATTGATGGTAAGAGCACGGTCCCGGAATTGAACAGTTATCTCAGCAATATCGGGTATGCGCTCGCTCGAGTTCGAGACCATCTGCAAGCGCTTCCATTACCCGATCCGATTGCATTCCCAAAATCGCATGCCCCGCAAGAGCGGCGAGCAAACCTGTACTATTGCTCGTTCTGCGGCAAGTCTCAGGAAGAAGTGGCGAGGCTTATTGCGGGCCCGACGGTGTTTATTTGCAACGAGTGTGTTGCCCTCTGCACCGAGATCGTTGCGGGGCGCGCCGAATAAGCAATGCCAGATCGGGCAAAACAATTGGGGCGGCCCCGCCAAGGCCGTCTAATCACCCCAGATATCGGAGTAATGAGATGAAGATTACTACGAAGATGGAGGAGTACCGTTTCCGCGATGGTGATTATGGCAGCGATCCCGGTGATCAATCATACGGCGCGTTCTTTATGCCTGGACCATGCGGAAGCCCGCTCATGATCATAGCTACTACCGCTGTCAATCCTATGACTAAAGGCTGGGAGCACGTCAGCGTCTCACTCGACCGAAGGCTGCCGAACTGGATCGAGATGTCTTATGTGAAAGATTTATTCTGGGAACCAGAAGACGTGGTGGTGCAATTCCATCCGGCCAAATCTCAGTACATCAACTGCCACCCGAATTGTCTTCACTTGTGGAAATTCAACGGGCCGATGCCAATGCCGCCGCCAATCCTGGTCGGACTAAAGTCATGAGATCGGACATGAGGATTGATAAAATGGAAACGCAATTTGAAATTCATAACCGAATAGTCGGTGAAATTGTAAAGGCAATCGTAAAGCCTCCGATGGATGCTGGTGGACAATTCACGGACGTTCTTGTAATCTTGGAAAGCGTTATCCTCGGCGTGATGCTCGTTGCTGTAAAACTCGGCGGCGACGATTTCGCCGAGGCTGCCCCGCGGCAGAAGCCTGTGGCGAATTACACCCCCATCGCCATGACCGATGGGAAGCCTGTTGTTGTCGCCCAGATCAGGCAGCCTAGGCAGTGCACGACCACACGACCACGTGCGACAGTTATCCGCCCTACACGTGCCGCACAACCTGCTACTGATACGTTAAGGCACACAAGCAAGTGGGGCGGCCCCCGCCAAGGGCCGCCCCTTTGTCATTGCCGCTCACCACACGCCGGAAAGCCCGTGGGGAGCGTGCAAGGACGAACCCCTTTGATAGCATCCGGCGCGGATGATTGTCAGCGGCAGATTTGCTGCCAGCCGTTGCCGTTCCATTCCCAACGGCAATCGGCATGGGCGGCAGACACAAACGACGTGGCCGTGCCAGCGAGGACAGCGAGAGCGAGCATCAATTTACGCATGGTCGGTTCTTTCCGGTTTCAGCCGGGCATGATTGCCGGGCCATTGTTCGTAGCGTGAGCTTGCAGCCCGGGCTTGTCGGATCGTGCCAAAATTTTGGTTTTTCGAGTCTTGCGGCGCAACGGGGCCCGATGTTGAATTGATCCAACCGGAAAGGATCTCCACCAATGGAACCTGAACTCGCCGCCGCGCTGGCGGTCATCGGCGACAAAATCGACGCGCTGCGTTTCGAGATATTTGCGCGGTTTGAGACAATCGATATCAAGGTAAGCGGCGTGCCGTTGATAGCAGAGGCGACCCAGGACTTAGTAGAGGCGACCCAGGACTTACGCCGCGAGCTGAGAATGGTGAAGGCCGCCATCAACGACATGGCGCGCGTCAACATCACGGCCGGCGAAGTCGAGGCCTTGCACGAGGAACTTGATAAGATTGCCAACGCGCAGATTGACATCAGGGCGCGGCTGTCGCTGCTCGGGCAGGCAAAGTGACTCAATCGCCCAGGGAAGCCCGCTGACTCGTTTTGGCGGGGCGAGGGTACCCAACCAGCCCGCGCCGCCCGCCAGCGCACCAGCGGGCTTCCTATTGGTCCTCGTCGGTCAGCGGCACGACCTTGAAGCCGCAGAGCCACAGCCAGGCCAGGAAGCGATCGCCGGGCACCAGCTCCGCGTCGATGAAGTCGAGATAGCCGGTGTCGAAATACTCGCGGACGGTTGCCAGCACGGCGTTTGGCGGATCGGGCGCGGGGAACGGGATCACGTCGGCCATTATTGCGCCTCAGGTTTGTCGGTTATGGTCAGCGGCCGCAGATACTTTTCCCTAACTGTTCGGCTGTACGGCCGCCATCGGTCTTTTACAAACTGTCCATATTCAGGTTTCTCGGGAATGATCTGCACCGGGGCATTGAAGTCCACTGTTCCCACGAAACTGTAACCCCTGTAGCCCTCGTCCTTTTGATAATGGCGCCTGATGTAATTAATATGAGAGGTGGTTGGCTGTTGCAGGGCATGCGACAAGAGGTGACATTCCGCGACCGAAAGTTTTGGCAGTTGGATAAGGGCTTTCTCAAAGGGAGTCAGTTTCTTGCGCAACCGCTGCTTGCGCGGGCGTTTTAGGGGCTTTGTATTGCGCTTCATCCTTGTCGCTCCTCACAACGGCTCGAACCGGCAGCTGAGCTTGTCGTAGCGCAGCGTGACCTTGCCGCGCTCGCCGGCCTGCTCGAACCGGGACTTGTCGATGTAGACGGCGGCATTGGTCGTGCCGTCATCGACCCGGTGGATGATGACGCCGTGGTCGGGTTTGTTGAACCAATGCGCAGAGCCGTCGCAGTCATACAGCGTCGGCCGCCGGTTCTTGCCCTCGCGCCCGACCTCCTTGGTGGGATGGCACACGACGATCACGGTGACGTCGTGCAGCCTGGCGAAGCGTTTCAGCGCCCGGATCGCGCGGCCGATGTAATCCGTCATGGACTCGTACTTACCGCGGCAGTGCTCGACTTCGTTCCAGGGGTCGAGCAGCAGCACCCTGACCCCGTCCCGCAGGACCGCATCGACCGCCTTGTCGATGATGAACTCGAGGTCGAAGTCCTCGTCCACCCGGCCGGTCGGATCCGACCCGATGAATCTGAAAAAGTAATTGATGAAAGCTTCGGGGTCGCTGTCGTCACCCTCGAGGATACGACGCAGGCGATCGCGCAGGTAGGGCACCGTCGGCATTTCCGGGCTGAAGACGACCGCTTTCCACTGGTGCAGCCGCGCGAGGTTGCAAAGCAGGTGGAGGGCAAAGCTCGACTTGCCGTGGCTCGGAATGCCAGTCAGCACCATGAACTCGCCGGGGATGATCTTCAGGTGCGGGTCGAGGATCGGCCAGCCGGTCGACACCACCTCGAGCGTCTGGGCATTGGCGGGATAGTCCGACAGCCGGTAGAGCCCGCGCACGGGATAGGGCTTTGCCCCGTTGAGCACCGCGGTCACCGCCTCGGGCCCGTGCTGCATCACGACGTCGTTGAGATCTTTGCATCCGGCGGGGTATTCGACGTGGCAGCACTTTGCGGCGGTGAGGCGCCGCACCAGCTCGGCGGCGAGCCGCTGCCCTGGCGGGTCGTTGTCGACGGCGATGATGAACCGGCGGATGCGGCGGATACGGTCCCGATGGTGAAACAGGTACTCGTACTTGCCCGTGCGGTCTCTCTCAGTGTCGAGGGGCCTACCATCATCATCATCATCCTCGCCGGAATGCGCCGGCGGGGCTCCGGAAGGTACCGAGACGGTGAACGGAAAGCCGCAGTCAATCGCTGTGAGCGCGTCGAGCTCGCCCTCGGTGATGATCAGCGCCTGCGACCCGTTCTCGAGAGCCGGATCATCCAATACATCGGCGTTCCAGAAGACCTGGCGTGCCTTTCCACGCGGCCATTGCCAGAACCGCTTCTGCGGCCCACGGAATTTTTCATTGACGACCGCACCGTGTTCACTAAAGGGGAACACAATGATGTTTCCCTGCATGTCGGGGACGACAACCCCGTTCCCATCCTTCTTAGCGGTATATGTTCCGAACCGGGCGGCGGTTTCCGGGCTTATCCTTCTGTGCTCGAACGCGGCTATACCGATCGGCCCTAACGTCTTCATGACTGCCGCCCTTCCACCCGCAGTGGTTACAGCCCCAGCAAACTCCGTCAGGTTCGATCGTGACGCCCAGGCATTTCAAACGGCGATGTTGCCGCGAGCGTAGGTCCGAGCACTTCGGGCAGGTCGTGTAGTAGCGTCCTGGTTTCGTCGAGGGGACCCGAATGTGGTTGGTGCGTAGCGTCTCCTCGATGGTCACCCCGCGCTGCGTCCGCGCCGCGCTGCGTCCCAAGCTTCAAGAGCGTCGGCGTGTTTTAGCTTGGCGTGCCCTTCGCGCCGCAGCCGCCGAATGTTGTATTCCACATCGACGGTACTCATGTGCTCGAGAAGCACATACTCTGGCTCGGGGTTATCTTTCGATCGTGCCGACGGGTATCGTTTTTGCAGGTCGGGAAACATCTCGTGCTGATCGCTGGGCGAGTCATCGTCGTAGGTTTCAAATCGTTTGCGTAATTGCTCGCGGGCGAGTTGCCGCAAGTGCATGTGGCAGCCGCCGAATACAAGTTCGACCGAACGCCTGCCTGGGTCGAGTTCGCGCATGGCCTCGGTCGCAATCCATGCAGGGCTGATTTTGACCGCGCCCCCACGGATATCCACAATGCGCGCAACAAGCGCGGCTAACGCACTTTCTTCCGCAGTCATGATGGGGCTCCAATCTGTTTGAGCCACGCCGAAAAGCGCGGCGCGAGCCGGTGAACGTCGTCTTTCATTTCGGGGGTCATGGTGGACATCACCTCGGCTGGCGACTTGGCGAGCCACTTCTCGCTGCAGAAGTCGCGTAGCCGACCCCAGAGCCAGAGCGCATCTTCTGAAACCGGGGTTACTTTCGACGGTGCGGTTGTTCTTAGAATGCCGTTGGTGGTTGGCTTCGCCGTCTTGTCGCCGAGTGCGGCGTCGAACTCATCGTCCGGCACATCAGCGAGCTTCTGCCACTTTGAGGACTGATCCTTTGAAACGCCGAGCTCTTGCAGAGTACCGGTCGTGTCGGTCGACCGGTTCTTTGGTTGCCCGCCTTTGTTCTTCTCCATCGCCTTGAGCAGTTGTCCTGCCTTACGCTCGGCGCGCAGGCGGATTTCGCAGGCATAGCACTCAGCGTCGGTATTTTTGGCTTGGCGGGAATACATTTCCCACGCCAAAGCTTTGTCCCGTATGTCTTTGACCTCGTCGACCGCGTGCGCTTCCGTGATCGCGCGGCACATCGCGTCGTACCGGACAAGTGCGGTGGCCCTCATGAGGTTACCTGCTCGACTTCGACTCTCAGCGAGGGTCTCTCGCCGTAGTGTTTGGTAATGCGCGCCTCGACAATCTGCTTGTCGTCCCGGAACACCACCTCGTTGAGTGCATCGCTTAGCTTCAAGATGTTGTCGCAATCGGGCTTTGTGGTCGGCCGGAGCGCGCCGCTCAGCGCCTGCGCCTGCTTCTTCTTCGACCAACTCTGCGGCACCGGCACCGTGGCCGTCATGTGCAGGACCACCGCGCAGTCGAGTGGCGGACTGCCATTCATCGCGTCCTGCGCCGCCGCACGCAGGAGGTTCTCGTAGGTGCGTGTCTCAGCCGGCGTGTAGGCGACGCCAGTTCCGCGCGCGAAGCGCGGGCGGCCCTTGCCCATGGGCTTGCCGGCGACCTCGATGATGATGCTGGGCACAGCGCATCACGCTGCCGCGAATGGCAGATCGCTGGGCTGCCCGAGTGCCGCCTGGCCTAATGGGGTATCAGCAAAGTCCCCGAGCGCCACGCGGATGTCGTCGTAGCCGACGCGATCCTCGGGCTCGAGGTCTTCACGCACCGCGTCCGCCTTGGCCTCAAGTGCGCGCGCCTTGAGGACTGCCTTCAGCGAGCGGCGGGCAATGCCGGCTTCGTTGGCCTCCTGGAGCACCTCGTTGATGTCGGCGCGCAGGGCCCTGCAGGTAACCATGCATTCGGCGCGCTCCTTGAGGATCTCGGCGTGCAGCCGCTCCACCCGCTCCACGTAGTTCACTGGGTCGGCGCGGTTGTGGCCGGCGGCAGCGGCTTGGTCTTCGGTTTTTTTGCGCTTGGGCATTGGCGGCGTCTCCGTTGGGGTGGCGGTGGCTGCCCGACGGCCCACAGGTCCGGCCGCAGCTCCCAGACCGGGATCTCGCCGGCGGTCGCATGGTGGATGGCGCACGCCATCTCCGCGCTCACACGCCCGCGGCGAAGTGCCTCGAAAATAGCGTTCTGGGACGATCCGATGGCCAGGCCGAGCGCGGATTGGGTGCCCCCGGCCAGACGGATCGCCCTCTGAAGCAGGCGACGGATGTCGGGCATACACACAATATAAACACGCTTGCGTGTGAGCGGTCAACGGCCACACACATTAACTTGGCTTTTGCTCCATTGCACTTCGAGCGAATCCACATTATTTCTGACACTTGTACGTGTTAAGGTTAGTCCAAAATACTGATATTGCGAAGGAAGCTAACAATGGACAAGAACGAGGGGGGGCGCATTTGGGAAGTATGCCCGTGTCAATGCCGCCAAAGCCACTCCAAACCCCCGGGGGGCTCATCCAGCTCCTGCGCAAGCAGCGCGGGTGGTCTGAGGAATACCTTGGTAAGCTAGTGGGGACCTCGCAGCAGCAAATTCATAGAATAGAAAAGGATGAAATAGAACATAGCAGATACTTTACTCGTATAAGAAGGACCCTCGGCATTACCAAGGAAATGATAGCCAATTACCTAACCAAGGGGTCAGAATTTGTCCTCATGGATTTGCCCCTTGAGGATGAGCCGAGTTTACCGTTATATCCCACGCTCGGGCGGTTAAATCAGAATACTTGGCTCCGACTGCAATGTTCCATTTGTAAAATTATAAGGCCTCCGATGCTCAAGGGGCACAACTCCGCATATTCCCTGTTAATGCCGGATGACAGCATGGCACCCGAGTTCCGTGCCGGGGACACTCTTTTGGTGCAGCCCTCTCAGCCGATACAGCCGGGCAGGAGCCATGTCTTCTCCAACCCAGACCTGCATTTTAAGGTGCTCCGTTTGGTGAGTGTCCAAGACGGCCATTACGTCGTAAAGGCCCATCATGGGAACAATTCCGGCGACGCTTGCGAAGGCAAGCTGTTGACCGAAGAATGGCCCTACGTTCACTTGATTGTCGGCTCCTACATGCACTACGAGCCATAAAAACACAAAAACACACGGAAGAGTGTTTCCATCCTTGACAGCCGTCACACGGATGGGTGTAATAACCGGGTGTACCTCACGCGCATGAGGTTCCCGATGCCACGTCTTCGCAGCACACCAATACGTCACACCCCCGTGCTGCTCCGGACGGACGCCCGCGCCTGAACCGCAAAAATGGAGGAAGGCATGCTCACGGATGCCGTGAAGGAGGCTGTCCGCATCGAGGCCGTCCGCACCATCGATGGCCTGTTCCTCGAAATCGCCGAGACCGAGCAGGACCACGATATCGATGGCTTTGTCGAAGAACTCTGGACCCTGTTCGGCGCCGGCGAGTTGCGCCTGATCGTGGAGCCAGTCTACGACGCGGAGGAGCGCGAGCGCGTCGCTAAGGAAAACAGGCCGATCGTCGAGGCACGACGGGCGGTGCTCGCGATCGCGGCGCGACTACCAACAGATCATTGACCGGGAAAGGTTGGGTTAATGCCCGCGACGACAGAACGGCGCTTTGACAAGGGCGATCGGGTCGAAAAGATCGGTGGCCGCTATGGCGGTCCTGGTGTGATCGTTGAGGTGATCGAGCTCGAGCCCGGCGTGGTCACGTATGTCGTTGCCTACAAGATCGAAGGCGGCTGGGGCACCCTGCTGTTGTTGCACACGGCAAGCAACCTGCTGGAGCGCGCGCAAACATGAACCAACAAATCACCAAGCCCGGCATCTATCAGGACTTCCCGGTCGACGCCTACTTCGCCGATCCGTGCCCGCAGCCGTCGCTGTCGCAGTCGATCGCCAAGATTCTGATCGACCGCTCGCCGGCGCACGCCTTCCTGGCGCACCCGCGGCTCAATCCCGCGCCCGCGGAGGAGGAGAGCTATACGAGCGCAAAGGCGATCGGCAACGCCGCACATGCCTTCGCCACGGGCCGCTCGCGCGACATCGCCATCGGCGAATGGAGTGATTGGAAGAAAAAAGAAGCACAGACCTTTCGCGACAGTGCGATGCAGAGCGGCCTCCTGCCCATCCTGCGCAAGCACGTGACGTCCGCCGAGGCGATGGTGCTGGCGCTACGTCAGCAGCTCGACGCCGCCGGGCACGCGCAGGCCTTCGCCGCCAGCCGGAGCCAAAGCGAGGTCGTGCTGGCCTGGGAGGAGGAGGGGATCTGGTTCCGAACCATGATCGACTGCATGGCCGCGAACAACATCTACGACTTGAAGACGAGCGCCATGTCGTGTGCGCCGCATGTCGTGGCGGAACGGCCAAGCGACGCCGGTTGGGACATACAAGCCGCCATGTTCGAGCGCGGCCTTGACCGCCTGGATCCGGAACAGGCCGGACGACGGGAGTTCTTCTTTGTAGCCCAGGAGAACGAGCTGCCCTACGCGCTCACCGTGGTGAAGGTCAGCGAGGCCGATTTGACGATGGGCCGGAAGAAATTAGAGCACGCCGTCCATGTCTGGCGCGATTGCATCACCAGCGGGACGTGGCCGGCCTACCCCGCAGAGACGGTGATGTCGCATCCGCGCGGCTGGAGCGAAACGCAATGGCTGGCGCGAGAACAAGACTATGAGGCCCGCCGCCTCGGGGACGTAGCCAACACCGTCGTCGACCGGTTGATGGCCGGATAGCAGCATGAACGCTGAACAATATTATTCCGCTGTGGTGCTGGCATTCCCGCCCACACCACCTTTGCCGGCACCGCCGCCGTTCGAGGGCGACGAGGACCGCATCCGGTGGATGAACGAGCAATGGCTGGAGCGCGGCAATTTGGTCTGGCCACCACGTCCTGTCATGCTGCTCAGACTTGGGTCTGCGGCCTTTGGCGTTAGCCAGGCGGCCATGGTTTCACCTAGTCGCATGCCATCGATTGTCCAGCCCCGCCAGAAAACCATCGCCTTTGGGCGCATCGTTTTAAACATGAGCTTGGCGTCGCTCGGCCGCACCTTCAGGCGGGACCACACAACGTCGATTTACGCCATCCAGAAATACCGGGCGCTGGTCGAGCGGGCGCTTGGTCTTCACCGGGCTCGCCCGGAAAACAGCGAGAGTCCTGAGCCCGGACTGGCCACAACACCGGGCTCGCCCGGGTAATAGCGAGAGAGCAGGGGACCTTGTCACGACACCGGGCTCGCCCGGACAAAGCGAGAGCGAAGAGCCGCGGGAGTGCGGCGGAGGCATACGAAATGACGAGTGAACGCAACATCCGTGTGCATCGCCGCTATACGTGGAAACTCTATCCTACGGCAGAGCAAGCAACCATTTTGCACGAGCAGCGCATGATGATTGTGGATTTGTGGAATGCGCTGCTGCAGCGCCACGAGGACATCTGGCGCCGCACGCGCGGGCAGAAAGGCGTCGTACATAGCGAGGCCCGATCGTCTTATACCCTTTTTGACATGACCGGCGAGATTACCGACTTACGACGCGAGTGTGCGGAATGGGCCGCGCTTTCAGTTTGGTCCGCCCACGGCGTCGCGGAAGCGCTAGACAATGCCTTCAAAGCCTTTTTCCGTCGCGCCAAAGCCGGGGCTGGAGCGCAGTCTGGTTATCCTCGTTATCGCCGCCGGCGTGATGGCACGAGTATCCCGCATCGCCATTCGCTGTTTTGGCCCGCCGGCCCCGGCAAATCGCACGACAGCCGAGCCAAGAGTGGCTCCGGCAGCGGCTGCCTGCTGCGACACAAGCAGGGCCGCACCTGGACTCTCGCGCTCAAAGCCGTCGATGGCCCGATCCATACCCGCGGTGCGCTGCCGGAGAATGCGCCGTGGGACAAAATGAGTGCGGCCAATGTTCTGTGGCAGGACGGCCGCTGGTGGTTTTCGGTTTGCGTCGAGATGGTCCCGCGGCGTGTGCCTGGTAGACACCCCATCAGCGTGGACTTTGATTTGATTGATGGACTAGCCTATGTGGCCGAGGACATCCCGGGCTCGCACGGGCAAAAGCGAGAGCCTCTGGGCCGTGCAGACCGTCGAACAGAGTCCACAGGGTTTGTGCTGGAGACCCCCGAGCCGTTCTCGCGCATTGCGGCGCTGGCGCGCGATCTCGACCAGCTAAAGTCCGCGCGAGACCGCCGCTGGCCGCGCGCAGCTCGAAATGATCCGGACTGGCAAGATGCCGATGAAGAAATCCGGAGGCTGTCGGCCCGCATCGCGCGCATTCGCCGGGACTGTTTGCACGTCTGGACGACCCGCATCGTGCAGCGCGCTTCAGACCTCACCATCCGTCAACCGCGCATCAGTGAACACACGGCCTCGCCGCATGGCGACGCGAAAGAATGGGGCGCCAATACCGGGATTGTATCGGAGCTAAACCGTTCGGTTCTCTCTTATGCCCCCGCGATGGCGGTGCAGATGCTTGAATACAAAGCGGAGGAAGCCGGCATCCGCTGCGATGTTGTCGTCGATGACTCGCCGGCTATAGCGATTGGCGGTGCGTTGGTGAAAGCGGGCAAGAAGCTACGACGCAGCGCGAAAGCTGCGAAGGTACCGGGCTCGCCCGGATAAAGCGAGAGGCCCGAGTCTCAAAGCGAGAGGGGCCGAGTCTGGCAAGTCGCGCCAGGTTGGCGAAAGTTCACAACACCGGGCTCGCACGGGGAACAAGCGAGAGAACCCTACCGGGCTCGCACGGGTAATAGCGAGAGTTGGGCCTGCCCGTATAGGGGGACAACACCGGGCTCGCCCGGAGAAAAGCGAGAGTGGAAGTCCCACAGCACCGTGCTCGCACGAGCAAAAGCGAGACATCGCCTGCAACAGGATCTACTGGTTTCACACCACCGGGCTTGCCCGGATAACAGCGAGAGAAGGAGTAAACTAAGATGGTTGCTAATATCGCGCAAAAGCAAGGACTGACGATCATCCACCCCTCAGTGAAGCACGAGGTGTCGCTACTCGATAGATCGGTCGAGATGGCAGAGGCTGCGTTCGACGCGATCATGAGCGGAGCCACGGAGGCGAAAAACTGCAACGTGATGTTGGGAGCCGGTCGCGTGTTGCAGGGCGCGGCGCGGCAAAGGCTCACGCAGCGTTTGTCGGCGGGCCGGCTCGCGATGCAGGAGGCCAGGCTGGTCGAGCAGTCTGCTGCCTGATGTGTGCGGCACCGGGCTCGCCCGGGTAACAGCGAGAGGGTTGACCACCGGGCTCGCCCGGAGAAAAGCGAGAGTGCCCAACGGACTGCCCGCATACCAAGTTGGGACGGATAGGCTCGCGGCAAGGGGTGGCGAG